ACCCGGCGCGGCGCGGCCCGCAGCGCCGCCTCCGCCAGGCCTATCGCTACCCCAACGGCAGCGAGATCGTCATCGGCGGCCTCGACAAGCCCGGCAAGGTCATGTCAACGGAGTTCGACCTGGTCTACATCCAGGAGGCCATCGAGGTCGATGAGGGCGCCTGGGAGGCGGTGACGACGCGGCTCCGCAGCGGCCGGCTCTCCTACCAGCAGCTGCTCGCCGACACCAACCCCGACGCGCCGCGGCACTGGCTGAAGCGCCGCTGCGATGCCGGGCGGACCGTGCTCCTGGAGAGCCGGCACGAGGATAATCCGCTCCTGTGGGACGCGGCCGCCGGGGACTGGACGCCCTTTGGCCGGACCTATGTGGCCAAGCTCGATGCCCTGACCGGGGCCCGCTACCATCGTCTGCGGCATGGCCGCTGGGTCCAGGCCGAAGGCGTCGTCTACGAGGACTGGGACCCGGCGATCCATCGGGTGGACCGTTTTGCCATTCCGGCGGAATGGCCGCGGTTTCTGGCCGTCGATTTCGGCTACACCAACCCCTTCGTTGCCCAGTGGTGGGCGGTCGATGGGGACGGGCGACTCTATCGCTACCGCGAGATCTACCACACGCAGCGACTGGTCGAGGACCATGCCCGCCGCATCCTGGAGCTGTCGGCCGGCGAGCCGCCGCTCGCGTGCGTGATCTGCGACCACGACGCCGAGGACCGGGCGACCCTGGAGCGGCACCTGGGATTGGCGACGGTGCCGGCCCTCAAGGCAAAATCGCCGGGCATCCAGGCCGTGCAGGCGCGGCTGCGCAAGGCCGGCGACGGGCGGCCACGCCTGTTCTTCCTGCGCGACAGTCTTGACGCACGGGACCCGGAGCTGGCAGACCGTAAGCTGCCCTGCTGCACGGAGGAGGAGTTCGACGGCTATGTCTGGGACGTGCGACAGGGACGGTCCCCGGGCGAGGAGCCGGTCAAGCAGCACGATCACGGCATGGACGCCCTGCGCTACGCGGTCTACGGAATGGACGTGCCGGAGACGCCGGACAGCGAGCGGCCGCTGGTCGTGAGGGCCTGAGCGATGAGCGCGACCAACGGGACAGCCGGTCAGCCGCCGCTGAGTTACCGCGAGGTCCGCGAGCAGCTCCGCATTGCCCGGGCCCAGGCGGAGATCCGCCGCCTCCAGATCGAGACCCAGCTGCTCGGGCAGGCCCTTCCCCGGCTGCAGGAGTCCTTCCTTCCGAGCTACACCGGCGTCGGCTTCGGCGAGCTGGTCGATCCGATGGATGCCTACCGGGACGCGGACCAGCTCCGCGCCTTCCCGATCGGCGCTCGCAATGATCGGCAGGACGGCCGCAATCGGCCCTTCGTCTTCACCGACCTGGACCTCGACCTGGCCCGCGGGCTCGGCCGCTGGCTGACGACGCGCAACGGGCTGGCCATCGGCGCCGTCAGCACGATTCGGGACTACACGATCAAGACGGGCTACACCTACGAGGCCCAGCCCGCCAGGCGCTACGCCACCGACCGCATCGCCCGGGCACTGGCCGAGCAGGTGCAGGACGTCATCGACGAGTTCAGCGATCTCAACGCCATGCCGCGGCGTGAGCGCTCGGCTTGCTGGCGGGCGGTCCGGGACGGCGAGGTCTTCTGGCGCCACTTCGATCAGCGCGACGGCCGGACGCTGGTGCGCTTCATCGAGCCGGAGCAGATCCGCCAGCCCCTCGGCTCGCCGCCGCACTGGCTGTTCGGCATCGAAACCGATCCCGACGATATCGAGATGCCGCTCACCTATGCCGTCTCCTACGGCAATCCCGAGGACTGGGAGCCGGTGCCCGCGGGCGACGTCTGCCATCTGAAGCGAAATGTCGATGAGTGCGTCAAGCGCGGCCTGAGCGATTTCTTCTCGACCGGCGACGCCCTCGACGGCACCTGGAAGATGCTGCGGAACATGGTCGCCACGGGCGGCGTTCAGGCGGCCATCGCCTGGATCGAGCAATTCTCCCAGGCCACGCAGGCCTCCGTGCAGTCCCATGTCCAGGCGGTCCGCGATCAGGGGCGGACCTACTATCCGCAGGCCATCACGGGCCGCGAGGTCAATTACCAGCGCTTCGAGCCGGGCACCGTGGTCAAGACCGGGCCGGGGCGCGAGTACAAGCCGGCGCCGCTGGCCGCGAACACGACGCAGCACATCGGGATCGTGCAGGCCGCCCTGCGCTCGATCGGCGCCCGCTGGCGGATGCCCGAGTACATGATCTCGGGCGACGCCAGCAATGCAAACTTCGCCTCGACGCTCGTGGCCGGCAGCCCCTTCGTCAACGCCGTCGAGGGCGAGCAGCCCGATTTTGGCGACTTCTTCCTCCGCAGCCGCTGGATCGCCGTGCGGAATGCCGCGCGAGCCGGCCGCTTCCACGTCGGCGGGCGCGTCTTCTCTGAGCGCGAGGTCCAGGAGTACGTGGACATCCACGTCACGCCGCCGGCCGTGGCGATCGCCAACAAGGCCGAGGAGGCGGCGATCGATCATGCCGACATGGACCGCGGCGTCATGAGCGTGCAGACGCGGCGGGCCAAGCTCGGCCTGGACGACGCCAAGGAGCGGCAGGGCCTCCAGGAGGAGCCGCTGCGATCGCCCGGCGGGGGGGGCGGCCTGGAGGGAGGGCCGGCGCCCTGGCCGGGAGGGCCCCCCGGTTTTTTTCCGAGGCGGCCGCCGGCCTGAGGGAGTCGGCGGCGCCGGCGCCTGACGTGCCGCTGCCGGAGCGCAAGGCCGCCCCGGTCGAGGACCTCCTGCGCCGGGCCCTCCGCGAGGGGGCCGAGGTCCTGCATGAGGTCTGCCGCTCGGCCTTCCGGCGCGTGCTGCAGTACGGCATGGGCGCCACGCTGCCGGCGGCAGGCCTCTTCAACGCTGCCGAGCGCTCGCGACTGGCCGACACCCTGGCCTCCGTCGCAGCGACGGCCTCGCTGCTCGGCCGGGCTCTGGTGCGCGACTGGCAGCAGCGGGCCCGGACGGAGGCACTCCGCGAGGCGCTTGCCCATGAGGATGGGGAGGGCGCCGGCCGGCCGCTCCCCGTCCCGGTCGTCCGACAGACGACCAGCTACAGCTGCGGCCGCGCCGCCTTCGCCGCCGTCCTGGCCTTGCACGGCATCGAGCCGACGGCCGCAGCCCTGGCGCCGCTCGGCACCGAGCCCGTGGCCGGCACGCCGCCCGCCGGCATTCTCGCCGCCGCCCGCGCGCTCGGCCTCCCCGTCGAGGACCGCGAGGGGCTCTCCCTCGAGGACCTGGCCCACTGCCTGGCACAGGGCGTGCCGGTCCTCTGTCCCGTGCAGATGCACGGCGGCGGCCACTGGGTCGTCGTCTGCGGCCTGGGCGACGGGGCGACCGTCGTCCTCATGGACCCCAGCGCCGGTCATGTCGAGGTGCCCGCGGCCGAGTTCGAGGCTGCCTGGCACGACCGCGACGGCGGGGGGCGCGACTACGTCCGCTACGGGATCGCCATAGGGCCGCCGCCGCGGCTGCGCGAGGCCGTCGGCAGTTCTGTGCCCCTGCTATCGCCCGAGCGGGCCCTCGATTACTTCCGCTCGCTCTTCCGGCCGCCCCCGCGCCGGGGAGAGCTCCCTCTCTATCGCGGCATCGCGGACCCGGCCCGGGCCGCGCAGATGCTCGCCGGCGAAGCGCCGATGACGCCCGGCGACTACGGCACCGGCCACTACTTCACGACCGACCCGACGATGGCGGCGTCGTACGCGGCCGGGCCAACCGGCGACGCGCCCGGCGTCGTGCTCCGCGGCGTCATCCCCCAGACGGCCGTCATCCGGACGGCCGCCGAGGTCGAGGACCTGCTGACGGCGGCCGTCGCTCGCGGCGAGGCGCATCCGGCAACGGACCTGGGCACCTTCGCCCGATCGCAGGGGATCGACGTCATCACCGTGCCCCACAAGGAGTACGTGAACGTCGTCAACCCGGACGTGCTGCGGCTGGTGCAGACGCCCGACTTCCTCGGCGCCGTCGATCCGCTGCGCTGGGGGGAGGACTTGCGCCGCCATGCCTTCACGCTCGCGGCCACGACGGAGCAGGAGCTGCTCGGCCGCGTCCACGGTCTGCTGACTGACCTGCTCAGCACCGGGGTCCGAACAGGCGTGGCTGACCAGATCGAGCGCATGCTCGATGCCGCGGGCGTGTCGCTGCGCAATCCGCAGTACGCGGAGATGGTCGTTCGCACGAATGCAATGGACGCCTACAACACCGGCGCGTGGGAGGAGCTCCGGCAGCCGGACGTGCGGGAGACATTTCCGGTCTGGCGCTACAGCAACCCGAACGACAGCCGCAGCCGGCCCGAGCACGCCGCGCGGAACGGGCGGTACTACCCGGCGGAGGTCAGCTTCAACGAGGTGCGCGGCACGGAGGCCCGGGACGTCTGCAACTGCCGCTGCACCTTCATTCCGATCAGCAAGTTTCAGTGGCGCCGCCTGCGGGCCCAGGGCGCCCGCATTGCCGACGGTTACGCGGACGTCCTCGCGGAAGGGTTGCTGCGTGAGGTCGTCGATGCCAGCGGGCACGAGCACGCAAGCGATGGTAAGTTCACCTCGAAGGGCTCCGGCGGAGCGGCTGCGGCAAAGAAGGATGCTGCGGCGAAGAAGGACCGGCCGGCGGAATCCGCAGGCGCTGCGGCAAAGGCCAAGTACATCGGCGCCCGCGTCGATCGCCGCATCCATCAGCATGCCGAGGCCGTCAAGCACTCCATCGCCCGGGCCGTCGGCGGCGTCCCCGAGGAGGAGACGGCCGATGCCGGACAGCGCGACAAGAAGCCCTATGACGTGCAGGTCCGGATCGGCGACGCCGTGCACGACATCGAGGTGAAGTCGATGACGGTCGGCGCCAAGCAAACGATCAGCGTCCACGATGACGCGCTGCTGCGCAAGGTAAAGCACCAGCGCGCGACGGGTAACGGCTTCCATACGGTCGTCGTGGATGACCGGAAGACATTCGATAAGGGAGCCAACAGGGAGAACTACTCCGGGCACAGGCTCTATTACAAGCGCGGCAGCGGGCGCTACTCCCTGTCGCAGATGCACCCGGTCAAGGATGAAGCCGAGCTGAGACGGCTGATTGCGGCACCGGACGATGCGCTGCCCGAGGCGGCCCGCGGCCATCTGCCGCCCCCGCCGCCCCTCAAGCAGCTCCGGGAGCGGGCGGCAAAGGCGGCCGCGGCGCGGCGCGCCCGCGACCGGCTGCGGAAGGCCCGGAACCGCGAAACGCTGCGAGCCCAGGCCCGCGCGCGGGCCGCCGCCCGCGCCGGCCGCGGCCCGGAGTGAGGGAGGGCCCTCCATGGGATACGCGATCACCTTTCTGGGCGCCCCCGACCAGCACGGGCAGGCGGAGACATTCTTCCTCTGCTCGATCGGCTCCTGGGGGCGCTTCGTGGACTGGGCGCTGGCACTGCCGGAGGACGATTATCCGGCCCTGCACGGCCTTGCCCAATCGGGCAGCTGGGACGGCACGGATGCGCTGGCCGCGGACCTGGAGGATGCCCTCGCCGATCACGCGCCCGAGGATGCGGGGGTCCGGGCCACGGCGGCAGCGCTGCAGGAGCACCTCGGCGTCGGCGATCCGGACGAAACGGCCGTGGTCAGCGAGGGAGAGACCGACGAGGCCGACGCCGAGGCCGCGCCAGGATGAGGCGCGGCCGCCCATCATTTTTCGTGCGCCCTTCGCCACCGCAGATTTGCCTCGCGCCGACGGCAGTGCGTACCGTCAGTGCTCATGGACGCTACTGCTGCCCTCGTTGAGCTGCGCGAGTACGTCTCCGGCGCTCCCGGAGCGCCTCTCCGGATCGATCGCGAGAAGGGCATCATCTTCGGCGTGAAGATCCTCGGGGAAAAGGGGAACGCCGTCTACCCCGAGGACACGCGGCGCCGGGCCATCCCCCTGATGGAAGGCGCCCGCGTCTACGTCGATCATGCCCCCCGCGGCCAGGTCGGTGAGACGCGCTCCTACCGGGACGCCTTCGGCACCGTCCGTGCCCTGCGGGAGACCGGCACGGGCATCTACGCCGACTATCACTTCCCGCCGAAACACCCGCTTGCGGAGCAGCTCTTCTGGGACGCCGAAAACGCCCCGGAGAACCTCGGCTTCTCCATCGCCTCGCTCGGGCGCGGCGAGCACCGCGATGCCGAAGGGCGGCAGATCATCGAGGAAATCCGCTTCGACCGTCGCAGTCACAGTGTCGATCTGGTCAGCTCCCCGGCCACCACCCGCGGCCTGTTCGAGTCGAGGACCACCCCCGTGAAGAAGAAGCTGTCCGCTCTCATCGAGGCGCTGAAGGGCCCGCGGCCCGGCTATGCCCGTGCCCTCCGCGAGATGGCCGAGGCCGGGCTCATGTCGCCGGACACCGAGTACGAGGAGCCCGGCATGAAGCAGGGTGATGTCCCCGAGGAGGCCGATCACGAGCAGGCGCTCAAGGATGGCTTCCGCGCTGCGGTCCTGGCCGTGCTGGACGACGATTCCCTCGACACCAAGGCGAAGCTCGCCAAGTTCCGGGACATCCTCGCGGCCGAAGAGAAGCTCCTGGGCGACGACAGCGGCGGGGCGGCGGACGACGAGAGCGAGCCGACGAGCACCGACGATGAGACGGAGGCCGAGGAGAGCCGCCGGAGCGGTCGGACCGTGAGCGCGGCCGCCTTCGCCCGTCTGCAGGAGACATTCCGCCTCCGTCTCCACGCGCGCGATCTCTGCGCCGAGGCCGGCATCGTGCCGACGCGGACGCTCCGCAAGGCCCTCGACGCCTGCACTTCCGCGGCAGAGATGAAGGAGCTGATTGAGGAGCACCGGGCCGCGCTCGCCAGGACTGCGCCCGAGAAGCCGCGGAGCGCTGCTCCCTGGACCGATACGGCCTGGGCAGGCGCCGGCACCATGCCCGTCCGCGAGGATCGCAGCGCCGGCGAGGGGCTGGCGCTCGAGGACACCGAGGAGGCCCGGCGCAAGCGCGTCGCGGCCCTGCGCGGCGCCTGCTGAGGATCGAACCACCGGGCAAGCGGCTGGCCGGCGGCACCCTGGCTGCCGGCGGGGCCAGGCACCCCCAACGAAGGGCACGGTTGACGATGGCGAACAGCTTCTACCCGTACTGGCCGCCGAGCCAGATCAACGCCGAGTTTACTCACAAGGCCAGCGAGGCCGCCGACATCGGCGATCTCATGTGGTGGGACGCGACCAATCACTGCGTGCGGCCGGCGTCCGCCCACCCCGTCGTCGATGAGGCCACCGACCAGCTCGCCTTCGCGCCGCTGTTCGCCGGCGTCAGCAACTCGCGCCAGCAGGCCAGCGATGACACGGGGCGAGGGGCCCGGCTCCTCGTCGATGGCATCTTCGAGTTCCCCTGCGCCTCCAGCACCTTCGCCGTCGGCGATTACGTCACGCCGGACTATTCCTCCGGGCTGGTGAGCCAGCGGCTGAAGAAGACGACCGACAGCCAGAAGGCCATCGGGCGGGTCATCAAGGAGTACACCGCCGCGACGACGAAGGTAAAGGTCCGCCTCTCCTCGCGGCTGCTGACGGGCCGCCTGCCGTGAGGCGGACGGCCGGTCCCTGGAGACTTCTGACCGACAACGCCGCGGGGCCGACGGGCCCTTTCACCGGTCTCCCCGGCCGGCGCGGCGCTGAATCCCACGGGGGCCCCGCGCGGGGAGCGGGGCACGAGGCCTGGCCGTGATCCAGTTCAAGTCGCTGCGCTCCCTGTTCGCTAACCGTCTCGAGGAGGCGCGGCGCAACAGCCGGTCCTTCAACGACGGCCGGTACGCGGCCCTCCGCGAGTTCCACGACATGCTCGGCCTGAACACGGACGCCCGCGGCTTCCCGCAGGTCCAGCTCGACGAGCGCGGCCTGCCGCTGCTCAAGCCTGGCCGCATCCAGGCCCGCGAGTTCAGCCTGCGTGGCCTCGCCGAAGCCATCATGGGCCATGACTTCGTCGAGGAGTACTACCACCCCAACAGCGGCTTTAACTTCACGTCGATCCGCGAGGCGGCGATCGACCCATCGGCGTTTATCAATATCAACACGTTCAACCTGGCCACGGCCGGCCTCATCAACGCCGAGATCATGGAGCGGTTCAACCAGCCGCAGTTCATCGGCCGCAACCTGGTGCGCGTCGTCCCGACGAAGATGAACGGGCAGAAGCTCATCAGCGTCGCCCGCATGCCGTCGGCCAGCAAAGCCGCCAAGGGCCGCCTGCCCGGCGAGACGCACGCCGAGATCGGCTTCGGGGACGCCTACCAGACGACTCCGCAGACCGTCGAGCAGGCCCTCAAGTGCTCGCTCACGCGCGAGGCCGTCTTCTTCGACATCACCGGCCAGGTCATGGACGAGGCCGGCGCCGTCGGCGAGGAGCTGGCCTACGGCCAGGAGAAGGACATCGCCGACGAGGTGCTCGGCGTGACGAATACGTACAACCGTAACGGGACAAGTTACAACACGTACCAGACCAGCTCGCCCTATGTCAACGACCAATCCAACGAGTTCCTCGATTATAACGACCTGGATCAGAGCCGCCTCCTCTTCGTCGGCATGACCGATCCGGAGACCGGCAAGGAAATCCTGGTCGAGGGGACCACGCTCCTCGTAATGCCCGCCAAGGAGGTGCTCGTCCGTCAGCAGATGATGGCTCCGACCGTGCAGATCGGCTCGCAAAACACGGCCGCCAACTTCCCCGGCGTCTGGACCGTCGGCGGCAACCCGATCTCCCGGATCGCTAACTACACCATCATCACCATGTCCGCCATCTGGAAGAACCGGGCGACGGCCAGCGACGGGCTGGGTCTCTCCAGCGGCGACGCCGATAAGCTCTGGTTCAACGGCGACTTCCAGCGGGCTTTCTACTGGATGGAAAACTGGCCGCTGACGCCCTGGATGGCCTCGGCCGATGAGCTCGTCATGAAGGACCGCGGCCTCATCGCGGTCTTCGGCTGCAACTACCGCGGCAAGATGTACACCCGCGAGCCCCGCTACGTGGTTCGCAACCGGGCGTAATCCCCGGGCGCTCCCGCCGGGGAACCGGCGGGAGCGCCGCCCCCCGCACCGCTCTCCTCCGCTCCGCGATCTCCCCCGTAACACTGCATTCGCGGAGATGAATAGTGGCAAAGGACCCTGGCCGCCCCCCGATCCCGACATCGGGGCTGGCATCGCCTCACCGTCTGCCCGAGTCACCGTCCCCCGAGAAGCCCGCCGAGGCGCCGCCGGCGCCGGCGGCCGACCCCAGCCAGCAGCTGGCCGCCGCCCTGGCCCGAATCGCCGAGCTGGAAGCGAAGCTCGCCGCCCGGCCGACGACGCCGACCGTCGTCCTCACGGCGCCCGAGACCGCCGGGCTCACGCCCCGCAAGTACCGCGTCCGGCTCCCCGGCCACAAGTCGCGCATCGTCGATGCCGAAGGGCGGGCCCGTTACGTGGACTTCATGGAGATCGACGCCACCTCGCCCGGCGACGCGCGCTCCAAATTCGAGGCCTGGAACGGCATCCGCGGCACCGAGCAAACCTACGACATCCAGCCGGTCGCCGACGCCTCCGTCCCCCGCCCGGCTACGGCGTGATGCGCCAGCGCGAGCACCGCCCCGGAAGGAGGATGCGCCGTGGCCAGCAGTGACCGCCTGACCCGGCTGAAGAACATCCGGGATAACCTCGAGGCCGAGCTCGAGAACGAAACGGCCCGGCGCCTCGCGCTGACGGCCGCCGGCCATCCGCCGCCCGCGACCTATACCGTCGCCGGCAAACAGGTGGACTGGAATGGCTACCTGTCCCTGATGCTCGCCCGCATCAAGGAAGCTAACGACGCGGTCCTGGCCGCGGGCGGCGATGGCGGGCTGTACGAGGAGCGCGTCCGGGCCTATACCTGAGCGCCCCCGCCGGTGGATCGACCATGAGCTTTGCCGACAGCGTCGGGGCCGACTACCGGATGATGGACGGCCTCGAGCCCGTTACCTTCACGAGCAAGGCGGCCGCCGGCGATACCGTGATCGCGGTCGAGGACGCCGACGGCCGCGAGCTGAGCGCCCGCGAGATCGCGGCCAGCAACGGCTATTTCCAGCAGGGGGACAAGATCTGGTATCTCGGCGGCAACCAGATCCCGGCCGCCCACAGACCCGGGCCCGGCGACACGATCGCCGACGCTGCCGGCACGGTCTGGTACATTGTCGAGGCCACACTCGATCCGCTGGGTATTACCTGGCAGTGCGTGACGCGCCGGGGGCGCACTTGAGGCGCCGGCCCACACGCCGGCAGAAGGAGCGCTCCGTGCCCGCTGCTCGTTCCGTGGTTCTCGACCCCAGCCGCTTCGCCGAATGGTGCGAGGCCAGGGGCCGGCAGCTCGCCAGCCTCGACTTCGGCCCGCCACTCCGTCGGTCGGCCATCATCCTGGTCAGCTATGCCAGGCAGAGCTTCGACGGCGCCCACGATCCCGACGGCCGGCCGTGGGCGCCATTGCAGCGGCCCCGGCGCCGCGGCCGCAGCGGCGAGAAGCCGCTCCGCGATACCGGGCTGCTCATGGCCTCGCTCACCGCTGGCTCCGGCGCCGCCGGGCATGTCGAGCGCCTCTCCCCCCACGAGCTGGTCTGGGGCACCAATATCGAGTACGCCGGCTTTCACCAGGACGGCACCCGACATGTGCCCGCCCGTCCGTTCCTCGGCATCAATAACGAGTGCGCCAGCGACATCGCGCAGAGCTTCGCGGAGTACGTCGCCGCGCAGGTAATCTGATCGCATGCCGTCCCATCACTACGAAGCGCTGGTCGGCGTTCAGACGGTCCTCCAGTCGCTGGGCCTCAGCGGCATTCCCGGCGGCAACATCTTGCTCCGCAAACTGCCCTTCGACCGCAACCTCCCCTCGCTGCCCTGCGTCCTCGTCTCACTCTGGCCCATTCCCGAGCTGCTCGACGGCACCCAGAACAGTTCCGAAGACTACGGCTACCCCTGCGGCGTCACCCTCGTTGCGGCCAGCAACCAGGACCTCCAGCTGGTCGAGGGGGAGCTTCTCTGGCGCCAGCAGATCCGCAACGCCTTCCATAACCGCCGGCCGGCGGCCCTGGCCGCTGCGCTGTCGGTGCCGCTGAAGTACTGCCGCTGGGAGCCGGCCCCCGTCCTCGACCTGCCCCTCTTCCGGGACGCCAACCTCTTCGTCTCGCCGGCGCTCATCCGTGTCTTCACCCGCGAGGCCCGGCCGGCCTAGGCCGGCACCTTTGCCTGCCATCCCCCGTCTCGGCCACCATGCAGCCCTGACCATCGCCGCACTACCGTTCCGGCCGGGGCGTCGCCATGCCGATCTACTCATACATCAGCAAGCTCGGCATCAGCTCCAGTAATCCCGTCGATACTCGGTACGACTTCCGCTCCTGCTCGCTCGGCCTGCAGGAGGAATTCGTCGATGGCAACGGGCTGCGCGGCACCCGGTCGCCGAGCATCGAGCGCGTCCGCCAGGGCATCCGTCGGGTGACCGGACAGATCCGCATGCAACCCAACGCCGCTGAATGGGCGGGGCTCCTCCCGTGGATCCTCGGCGCCAATCCCAGCGGCACCACCTATGCCCTGGCCGACCGCTTGCAGAAGCGCTACGTGACCGTCGATCTGAGTGACGACACTGACGGTAAGGTGATGACCTACGACAACTGTGCCGTCAGCCGCGCTCGCATCATCGGGCGGACCGGTCAGCCGATCGACCTGGAGCTGGAGATTGTCGGGGTCGATGAGGCGGTCGATAACGCCGGCACGTTCCCGGCGCTGAACATCGACACGACCACGGGGCCGTTCATCTTCCCGGACTCGTCGGGCGCGATCGTAATCAATGGCGTTGCGGTCGGCGCCCCCGAGTTCACGATCGAGATCGACAATCAGCTCGACACCGAGCGCTTCTTCAACAGCCTGACCCTCAGCCCGGCCTTCCAGGCGATGGGGCGGAACATCTCGGTCAGCACCCGCGTGCCCTATAGTGATGCCGAGGCGCTATACGGGACGGGGGCGGGGGGCGTCCCCGTCGTCTGGACATTGACCAACGGTTCGGTGTCGTTGGCCTGGAGCCTGGTAAAGGTCGCCTTCCCGCGGCGGCAGATCGAGGTCCCCGAACGAGGCGAGGAGCTGCTGCGGCTCGAGGGCAAGGCGTACATGAGCGGCTCGACCCGCGAGCTGGTCGTGACCTGCGACAGCACCGTCTAGTTTCGCCCGCGTCGAGGAGCCGATGAGCGCAACCGGTCGCAAGCGATCCATCCTGATCCGTGACGGCTACACCTTCAAGGGGCGCATCGAGGAGAGGGCCGGCCTGTGGCCCGAGGTCCACTTCGAATATCGCCCGGCCCTGCAGGTCCAGGCGAACGATTACCTGACAAGACCGCGTCGCAATGGCGAGGAAGCGACGGCGGCCGACGTCGAGCTCGTCGCCCGTCACCTCGTCCGCTGGGACGCGACCGCCGAGGATGGGGCCCTGCTGCCGATCAAGGCCGACACGCTGCGGGGGATCTGGCAGCCGGTCATCCAGATCTTCATCAACCACATTCTGGGCTACACGGCATCCGAGCAGGCGGCCGACGCGGGAAACTCCGCCGGGGCGTCTGGCTCTGGCTCGCCCACCCTCGCATAGCCGGACGCTCCTGCGAAGACTGCCACCGATATCTCTACGACCGCGAGACGGGGGAGATCACGCGCCGGCCGCATCCGCACGGCCCGCCCCAGCGGCGGCCGCTCGGGACGGTGCCAGCCTGTTACGAGTGCCCGAAGGTGCCGCGCGGGGCCCGCGGCCCGCGGCCGGCCGAGGCCGTCGAGCTGAGCGACCGGAACTGGCTGGCCTGGCAGCATTACCGCGAGTGCCGCGCCATCGGTCGGTTCCCGGACGACCCGATCGTTCGCAGGAATGCGGCGATCATCCGCGACGTCGAGGACGAGTTCGCCCGCGGGGAGTACGCGGGAAAGATCGACCTGCTGCTGGCAATGATCCTCAAGGGCAGCGGGCGCTAGGAGGTGGGCCGTGGACCGGGAGCTGACGCTGCGGGTCAACGTCTCATCGGCCGGCCATGACGCGGTCCGCTCCTTCCGCGACATGGCCGGAGCCACGCGCGATCTGGCCCGGGCCGAGAAGGACTATCAGGAGCAGCTGCGTCAGCGCGTGGACCGCTTCCGCGAGAGTCAGCGCATCGAGCAGGATTTCCGCCGCGCGACCTTCGGCGATCGGGTGCGGGCCTTCCGCGAGGAGCAGCACCATCAGCAGGCATTTCGCCAGGCCACCTTCCGGGACCGCGTCGAGCTGGCCGTCCAGCAGACCCGTGAGCAGCACCAGCTGCGGCAGGAGCTGATCCGCCGCGGCGTGGTGGCGCCGACCGGGCGGGACCTGCTCCAGAGCGCCATCGGCGTCCGCGGCATGACGGCGCTGGGGACGGCGGGGATGGTGGGAGCGGTCGGCGCGGGAGCAATGCTCGCCGCCCAGCACGGACTGGACTCGCTCACCCGGATCGCTCAGGTGGCCGGCGACAGTTTCGCCAGCGCCCGTGACAAGGCCCGCGGGCTGGCCGAGGCCCTGCCGATCTTTGGCGGCCTCATCGAGTCTGTCCATCGCTTCATGGACGCCCTGCAGGGGATCCCGGATCGGCTGGCCCGGGCCCAGCATGCCCTGGTCCAGGAGGAAGCCTTCATCCACGGCAGCCGGACCGTCGAGGTGGCCGAGCGCAGCGCGGACTTCCGGCTGAACGTGGCGCACGGCAATCTCCAGGCCGGCGAGCGGCTGGCCCGGCAGCTCCTGCATCGCCCTCCCGAGCTGCCGGCCGACCGCTCCAGCGTGCGCGCCGATCTCGAGTATCGCTACCGCGAGCGGATGCTGGGGCCGGAATTGCAGAAGCGGACCGCCGAGCGAGATCTCGAGGCCGCGCAAAACGAGCTCGCGGCCGCCCGCTCCGCCCGCGCGAGTGCAACCCGGTCCCGGGACCGGGCGGAACGGGAGTACAAGGATGCCGCCGCCGAGTTCGAGCGAATCAAGGCGGGGCCGAAGGCCGAGGACTTGCCGCCCGCCGGGCCGGGGATCCTGCAGGACGCCGGGGAGCAAGGGGCCCTCGCTCTCGGCGCGTTCGCCAAGATGTTTCGCGGCGAAAAGATCAACCGCCAGGAAGGCGCGGCCGCGATGGTGATGATGGCCCCCCCCTTCGCGCAGCCATTATTCCTGGCCGGTCGCCAGTTGAAACGGGACTGGGAGCGGCACAAGGCCGTCGAGCGGGAATTTGGCCCGGACAAGCTCCTCTTTGCCGCCGGTCGCGCGAATGCGCTCGGGCAGGACCTGCAGGCGAAAAGTGCCGAGGTCGAGAAGGCGATCACCCGCGAGGAGGAGGCCCAGCTCAAGCTCGCCCAGGCGAAGGCCGCCGTGCGCGCCGCGGACGTGGCGAAGCAGCGCGAAGAGCTGGCCCACGTCCGCGAGATGCGACAGTCCGCCGAGCAGCGCCACCAGTCCTGGGGCATGCTGCAGATGGGGGACCGCTTCGCCGCGCTCCACGCGGCGCAGTGGATGAAGGACCGCGGCTTCGACGCGCTGACGCCCGACCAGCGGGCCGTGCTGCAGCGGGCCGGTTTCGGCGACGTCCTCGCCAAGGAGGCCGAACGCTCCGCCGCCAACGATCCGCTGCGACAGCAGACGCGCAAGCTCCTCGGCATCACCGACGAGATGGACGATCTCGGAGCCCTGCGCAACAAGGAGCGCAAGCTCGCCGTCGATGTCCAGGTGCAGCCCATCATCGACACGGCCCAATTAGCAGCCGACATCGCCCGGGCCCTGGACCGGTCGTTGGCCAACCTGGTCCGGGAGATCAAGGCGCGCGTGGCCACGGAGGTCGGACTGCGCCGCGACGAGGACGCGCGGCAGCGGGCCATCCGGCGCCAGCAGTAAGGGACGGAGCGCATGCCCCTCCCGATCACTTCGGCCGTCGAGTGACGCCGAAGCGCCTCAGGATCGCCGCTTCTTCCGAATCGAGCGGCTGGCCCCGGTCCAGCTTGTCCAGCGACTGCCTCAGCAGGAAGACGTCCGCCAGGTCCAGGAGGCCCAGCTCCAGCCAGGTCGTCGGATCATCGGGATCGAGCTTCAGGCGCTCGGCGAGGCGCCGGCGCTCGGCGTCCTTCCGGGCGAAGCGGACGGCCTCGCGGCGCAGGATGGCGCCATCGCGCAGCCGGCCGAGGGCCGCCCGCCACTGGGGCCCCAGGTTCCCGAACCCGCCCCGCTCGATGATGCGTGCCGCGGACCGGATCAGGCCGATCTCGCCCTCGTCCAGGACCATCCCCTCCATCTCCTCCTCGACCTCCTCGGTCAGCGGCTTGAGCGTCGGCGCGCGGACCGCCGTGCGGCCGGCCTCCGCAAGGACCTTGTCGAGCGCGCCGGTCCCGGTCCGCTCGGCGGCCGGCCGGGCCCGCACGCTGCGCAGCAGCTCGTCTCGTGCCCGATCGTCCAGGAGGCCGAAGGCCTCCCGCTGCCGGCGCAGATGGTCGCTGACGCCGAAGAGGCGGCGGAGCTCGTCGAAGCGCCGGTCCTGTCGGGCCGAGCGGGCGGCCTCCCGCCGGAGCACGCCCGAGAAACCGGCGGCCAGCAGCAGCCCCTTGTCCCTGTCGGTAAGCGCATCGATGCCGAGCTGACGGAGCTTTGCCAGGGCATCGACGGCCGCCTTCTGCTCGGCGCGGGGCAACTCCTGCAGCGTCCGCAGGGCCCGGCGGGCCTCGTCCGCCCTCTGCTCGTTCGTCAGCTCCTCGTCGGGCTCATCGATTCCGGTGCGCTCGCCCGGGGCCGGGTCGGCGCCGCCGAGGGCCACAAGGAACACGACCAGGGCGGCGGCCTGGCGGGTTGCCCGCGCGGGGCAGCTGAATGAGGCGGTCATGAGCGGGTCCTCTCCTGACTGGGCCCGGGGATTGTCGCCGGGGCGCGAGGAGGAGGCAAGAAAATTATTCGTGGCCAGCCGTCTTTGCCACGGCCCTCCCCCCGCCGGCTATGGTGCCACGTGGGGAGGTGGGACGCGTGCAGCTGCGCATCGGTGGCCTGACGCTGGCGGCCAATTCGGTGACGGTCGCATCCGACCGCGAGCTGGTCTGGAATGAGGGCAACCAGCCCGTCGCCGAGATCCGCCGCCTGGACGTCCAGGGGATCCTCGACGGCGACAGCCAGGGGGCCCTCAAGGGCGCCGTCGAGGCCCTGGAAATCGCCCTGGCAGGGGCCTCGCCGGACATCGTCCTGCTGCACGATGACGGCAGCGAGTCGCACGTCTCTCTTCGCACGGCGGGGAGCCTCACGGGCGTGCGCATCACGCGGGGGGCCTCCTTCCCCGGGGCCCGGCCGGGCGATTACTGCACCTTCCGCGACTTTCGGTTCGCGGCGGAGGCGGAGTACCCCGTCGGCAACTCATCCTTCCTGCTCTGGTCCTGGACGGAGACGGTCGCCCTCTGGGGCGGCGGCCCGGTCTACATCACTCGCCGCGCCCTCAACGGCCCCCCGCAGCGCCAGCTCGTCTACCCGGCCGCCGAATTCGGCGCCTCCCAGGAGGGGGAGATCGTCGGCTATGCCGCCTACCCGCCGGCCCCGCCGCCGCTCTTTCCCGGCGCCCTGAAGGAGGCCGGCCGCTTCGTGCGCCGCAGCCCCCGGCGCAGGGGGAACGGCCATCGCCTCTTCCCCGTGTCCTACAGCTATCAGTTCGAGTCGCCGGCGCCGCTGCTCGGCATCCCGAATGTCTGGGTGAGCTAGCCGCTTTTGCCAGCCATCCGCCTGGCCGATCATGATGCCTGGCATGGCTACGCGACGCTGGATCGGCGGCGCCCCCGCAGTGGCGCAGGTCACGGGCTACATCTTCGGCGGCACCTGGGAGGCCGACGACGTCATCTACCTGACGATCGGCACCAAGACCGCCCGCGTGACCGCCGGCTCGACGTCCATCCCGGCCATCCTCGACGCCGTCGTTGCGGCCTGGAACGCCCTCTCCTCCACCACCTATCCGGAATTCGCGGAAATCACCGCCAGCCGGAGCGGCAATCAGCTGATCCTGACCGGCGACACGCCCGGCCGCCCCTTCGCCTGCACCGTCTCCACGAGCGAGACGGACGGCGGTGCGGCAGACGATCAGACCATCGATGGCGCGGCCAGCAGCACGGGCACGGATCTGACTCCGTGCGCCGGCCCCAATCACTGGGACACGCCAGCCAACTGGGACGACGGCACCGTGCCGGTGACCGGGGACGACGTCTACCTGGAGGACTCCTCCTTCGACATTCTCTATGGCCTCGGGCAATCCGCTGTGACGCTGGCGAGCCTGAATATCGCTGCGAGCTTCACCGGCAAGATCGGCCTGCCGAATTACTCGACTTCCGGCACGACCTACTACGAGTACCGCCCGAAGTATCTGGCAATCTCCGCGACGGTCTGCAACATCGGCAAGGGGATCGGCGGCTGCTCCCAGCGGATCAAGCTCGATTTCGGCTCGAACCCCGTCACGTTGAATGTCGAGGGCACGGCCAGCCCCGAGTCGGCCAATGTCTATGCCCTCATGGTCCAGGGCTCGCACGCCTCGAACGTCCTCAATGCGGTGCAGGGGAACATCGGCCTGGCGGCGGAAGTCAACGCTGCGGCGCAATTCCCGACCATCCGTGTCGGCTACGAGACCTCGCCCGGCACCGACGTCACCCTCTTCTGCGGCGCCGGCTGCACCCTGGGCACGATCCTGCAGACGGGCGGGATCGTGACGGTCAACAGCGATGTCACGGGCTGGACCAAGACGGCCGGAACGGCTACGCTGCTCGGCAGCGCGACGGTCGGCACACTGACCAATGATGCCGGGACGTTCTACTGGCAATCCAACGGGACCATCACGACGGGGACGTTCCGCGGGCAGGGCTCCGTGCTGGATTGCAGCCGCGACAATCGGGGGCGGACCCTGACCAGTTCGCAGTTCACCGACGGCGCGGTCCTCATTGACCCGGCCAAGACGATCACATTCACGAATCCATTTGTGACGGACAAGACCTCGCTCCGGAGCCTGGCGCTGGGCGAGGCCCCCTTCACCCTGCAGCGGAGTTAGGCTGATGGCCGATCGGCACGGCGTCGCGTCTTGGCCTGGGGCCCTGGCCGTCGAATCGTGCAGCTACACCTGCTCGCACGGCACGCAGCCGGGTGTGGCTGTCCTTCGCGTCCAGCCCCAGTCGGGCGGTTTTGCACCCTTCGGCACCCTGGTCATCAGCGATGGCGTCGGGACCGTGGCCCTGCCGGGCTGCCGGCTCCTCAGTGTCCATCAGATCGCCGACGAATCGGGCCGGGTATTGCAGCTGACGATCCAGGATCGTCGCTGGCGCTGGAGCGAATTCGGCATCCTCCGCGGCAGCTACAACCAGCGCGATCCGCACGGCCGCGTTCTGGCCTGGTCGGCCCGGACCGTCCCCCAGCTCATCGCGCTCTGCTTCGCCGCGATGGGGGAGGAGGCCTACACGCTGAATTTGCCGACGGTCGCCACGAGCACCGAAGAAATCTATCCGGCCACGGAATGGGATGGGACCAATCCAGCCTTCGCACTGACCCAGCTGTGCGAGCGGATCGGCTGCCGGGTGATCTATCAGCCGCTGACCAACACGGTGCTCGTGGCGCCGGTCGGCTCGGGTGGGCCACTCCCCGATGGCAGCATCGCGCATGATGGACCGAGCATCACCTCGCCGCCCGCCCCCGATCGCATCCTCTTGCAGGGCGCCCCGGTCCGCTACCAGATGCGCCTGGCCCTGGAGGCGGTCGGGAAGGAATGGGACGGCAGCTACCGACCGCTCCGCTACCTGAGCTACGCGCCAGTCGTCGGCACGTTCGGGGCGCTGGAAGGCTACCCCTTTGCGGAGTGCTATCCGCCAAATTTCAAGAACATCCAGGGGACCGACCGGCTCAGCCAGCGGCAGGCCCAGGCCCTGGCTGCCGAGAGCGTCTATCGCTGCTACCAGATCGTCAACCTCGATCCCGCGGCCCGCCTGCTCGGCCAGGCCAGACCGCTGACCGTCCCCGGCTACGGACCCATCCAGCGCGTGCAGCAGATCGTCCCCCAGGACACCCAGGTCGAGCAGCTGGTGCCGCAGGCGAACGATCCGAACCTGATCGGCCCGGATGGCCGGCCCCTCGATCAGCCGTTCTACGACGGCTATAGCAGGGACCGGCCCGCGCAGGTGTTCGGCGCGCACTATCGCCCCGCGACCGGGGTGAGACACAATAAGGATGCGCCAAGCGGAAATACCGGCACGGATGACGAGGTACGGGTGGCCTTTTCGATCGATCCGATCTGGATGGTGGTGACCTTCAGTCAGTATGTTTTCCTGCGCAAGACCGTGAAGATTAATGGCGTGGACCGGCTCATCAGCGCCCCCGCCCAGCTGGTCCTTCAGACAGGCTGCCAGGTCCGCGATGCCGTGACCAACCAGATCGTGCGCTTCGAGGCGGCGAGCGGCCCGGCCGCGGTCCAGACCGGGGCGCCGGCAGCCGTGATCCGGCACGAGGACGTGCAGCTCAATGTCATCGGCCTGTACAACGCGGTGACGCACGGGCTGACGGGCATTGTGAGTGATGCGCAGCGCGCGGCCGTGATGGCGAATTACTACCTGGCCGCGGCCGCCGCCAGGTACGCGCCTCAGCTGGGCCAGGAGCGCGTCTACAACGGCATCGTGCCCATTGCCCTCAGCGGAGCCGTGCAGCAGGTGACCTGGAGTGTCGGACCCGGCGGCGCCGAGACGCACGCCTCGCTCAACTTTGAGCACAACCTCTATGTGCCGACGTTCCCGGAGCGCCTGCGCCTGCAGTACCTCGCCCCGCCGCAGCGCGCCCTGGCCAATGGTGCCGGAGGCCGTCCCGGAGGCCTCGGCGAGCGCGACCCCAGCCTGTGGAAAGGGAAGCCCCTGTGAACACGCCGGTCGAGCCCCTGAGTCAGGTCCACTGGGTGGACGTGTACAACACGGCTGCCGAGACGGCGCCGGCCTTCGCCCTCCTCCAGGTCGTCTCGACAAATGACGATGGGACCGTCAACGTCGCGCTGCCGGACGTCGATGGGCTCGATCCGAGGCAGCTCCTGGTCAATGGGCCGATCGACATGGCGGCGGCGAGCTACGGCCAGGCCCATGCCGCCTTCCCGGCGGGAGTGCTCTACGATCCGGCGGATGGGACGCCGGCGGCGGGGGAAATCTGGGGCGCGAAGGAGGGGGAATGGAAGCTTCGCAAGGGCTATCCGGGATTTCGGGTGCTCGGGACGGCGGACCCGGAGACGGGGCTGGTTAACGTGGCTCCCCTGTCTCCGGTCGTGACGTTCGTTCGGATCACGTCGTTGGTGAAGGTGGAGGGGCGCTACCCGGCCAAGGAGCAGATTTATGATCCGGCAACCCTGTCCTGGGCGGACGGGGCGGACTGCTGGTACGTCGATGCTAACGAGTAGAGATTTCGGTGCCACTGCTGCAGGTCCAGCGATTCGAGGCGGTCCTGGTCGGGTACGCTGCCGGCCGGGCCGTCTACGCCGGGACGTGCAATGCCGCGACGGGCTCGGGGGCGGGCTCCGGGGCGGGGGGCTGCACCGGCTTCCATCCGCCGCGGGGCGCGGTCCGCATCCTGGGGGTCCTGGCCGGCTACGCGGAAGACCGGCCAGTCTACGGCCAGGGCGAGTGCTGCTCCGTCGGCCCCGGCCGGATCGCTGCGGTGCTCGGTGGCTACGCGAGCGATCGCGCGGTCTACATCGGGGTCTGCTGCGGCGCGGGGAGCGGAAGCGCGAGCGGGAGCGCGAGCGGGAGCGCGAGCGGCAGTGGCAGCGCGAGTGGCAGCGCGAGCGCGAGCGGCAGTGGCAGCGCGAGCGCGAGTGGCAGCGCGAGCGGCTCGGAGGTGGGGAGCGCGAGTGGCAGCGCTTCCGGGAGCGCTTCCGGCAGTGAGATCGGCAGCGCTTCGGGCAGCGCGAGCGGCTCGATCTCGGGGAGCGCGCCCGGCTCGGCCTCGGCTAGCGCGAGCGGATCAGAGGCCGGATCGCCGTCGGGCTCGGCGTCAGGCAGCGCATCGGGCAGTCTGCCCGGCTCCGCTTCGGGGAGTGAGGCCGGCTCGGAATCAGGCTCCGCATCCGGCTCCGAGGTCGGCTCGGTGAGCGGCTCGATCTCGGGCAGCGCGGTCGGCAGCGCTTCGGGCAGCGCATCGGGATCGGTGGCCGCCAGCGGCTCCGAGGCGGGATCGGCCAGCGGCTCCGAAGCGGGCAGTGCGAGCGGGGCCGGCAGTGCGAGCGGGGCCGGCAGTGCAAGCGGCTCCGAGGCGGGCAGCGAGGCGGGCAGCGCGAGTGGCTCAGCGCCCGGCTCCGAGGCCGGCAGCGCTTCGGGCAGCGCGGCCGGCTCCGAGAGCGGCTCGGAAGCGGGATCGGCGAGCGGCAGTGAGGCGAGCGGCAGTGAGGCGCCGGGCTCGGAGGGAGGCTCCGCGTCGGGCAGCGCGGCGGGCTCGGAGTCGGGCTCGGCACCGGGGAGCGAGGCCAGCGGCGCAAGCGGCAGCGCGGCGAGCGGATCGCAGTCCGGCTCGGGCAGCACGCCGGGGTCGGTCAGCGGCAGCAGTGGCTCGGGAGCGTCGGGGTCAGGAGGTGCGATCACGGGTCCGTGTTGCCCGAACCCGTTGCCGACAGTATTGACGGCCACTGTAAGCGTGACCGATTGTTTTGAGCCGATATCCGCCGCGCTGACCTACAATACGTCGGCGGGCCAATGGGAGGGGAGCCTGACCACGCCCGGCGGCATCCTTTATCTGTTCCTGCGCTGCCAGGGTACGACACCGCAAGACTTTGTGCTTGAGTGCGATGGCTGCCTGGTACTGTCCGGAGGGAACCTGAGACCGACATTCGCGAGCTGCTCTCCCCTTTCACTGGAGTGGAACTTGGGGCCGCCCGGGAACTGTTGTCCCAATGCCACAGGGCAAAACCTCCTTCAGGTCACTGTGACGGAATGAGTCCCTGTTGCGAACACATTCTCGCCGGCCAGCTTGCCGCCACCGGCTGCCGGCGCTGCGAGCTGTACCGCACGCGGGACGACTACCGCGCCTTCTACGCGCCCTGTTTCGGCGCAGGCACAGCGCCCTCCCCGCCGCCGCGCAGCACCCTCTGCACGCACCTCGGCGCCGTCCTCGATCCCCGCGGCTGCAACTGCCCCCGCAAGCACGTCCGCCGCTGCACGCTGCACGGCCGCTGCACGCTCGGCGACCCCGACGCCGGCGTGCGCTGCTGCACGACCTGCCCCGATTTCGAGGCTGACTCCATGATCCGACCGGAAGAGCTGACGAGCACGACGCCCGTGGAGGCCGTCATCGAGCTGCTCGAGCATGGCCCCGTCGGTCCCTGGCCGGACGGCTGGACCGGCTGGCCCAATGTCATGGAAGCCCATCGCATCCTGCTCGACCGCGCGGCCAATAAGGACTGGCGCTACCCCGGCGACGGGCAGGGGCGCGGCATCGTCTCGTGCGTCTCGGCCAAGCCCGGTCATTCGAGCGGCAAGCACCTGCTCCACGGCTACCTGCCAGGGGCGTGGGTCCTGGTCAAGGAGCTGCGCCGCCTCGGCTGCACGCTGCCGATCACCTTCTGCCACCTCGGGCCGATCGAATGGGACCCGACCCTGACCGAGCTGGTCAAGCCCTTCGGCGTGGACGTGATCGACCTGCGAGCCTGGGAGCGGCAGCCCGGCAACGGCATGCGCATCCTCGCCGGCTGGGAATCGAAGATCGCTGCGATCCTGGCGTGCCGCTACGAGGAGGTGCTGTTCCTCGACGCGGACAACGTGCCGGTCGCCGACCCGACCTTCCTCTTCGACCATCCGCAATATCGCGCGGCCGGCGCGGTCTTCTGGCCCGACCTGCCTCCCTACGATCGCAAGGAGTGGCTGCCGGAAGTCGTGTGGCGCAACGCCGGCCTGGAGTACCGCGACGAGGTGGACTTCGAGTCGGGCCAACTGCTCATCCACAAGGCGAAATGCTGGCGGCCGCTCCAGGTCACGCGCGCGATCAATGAGCACAGCGATTACTGGTACAAGCAGATCTTCGGCGACAAATCGACATTTCACCTGGCCTGGGCCAGGTGCGGCGCGCCCTACGCCATGCCGCCGAAGGCGGCCGGCTGGAACGGCGGCGCCATCCTGCAGCACGACCTGGCGGGCCGGCTGTTGTTCGAGCACGGCGCGCAGAACAAGCCGACGCTGGCCGGCTACCCGAAAGGTCGCGAGTGCCTGACCAATCCCGGCCAGTGCCTGGCCCATCTCGACGAGCTGCGCCGCCTGTGGAATGGCCGGCTCTGGCAGCCGGAGGTGCCGATCGGCGATGACGCCGATACGGCGGCCCGGCTGCTCGGCCGCGCCTTCCGCTACCGCCGCGTCGGCATCGACGAGCGCGTCCTTCGATTCGTCGAGGACAATCGCATCGGCCGCGGCCTGGCCCGCTGCGAGGTAAGCTGGGCGGTCGTCGGCGGCACGCTCTGCGTCTCCGACATCGACGGCAAGCCGACATTCTTCGCCACCGAGAACGGGGACGGCTCCTGGCACGGACAGTGGCTCGAGCATGAGCGCTGCAAGGTGGAGCTGATCCCGCTGGGCCCGGAGGAATCCGCATGAATGCCCGGCGTGCGGCCGAGCGCGGCCGCGTCGAGTTCGAGGACTTCTGCCGGCTGCGGGCTGCGAGCTATCAGCCGGCCGGCCGCGATCCCATCGTGCGCGTCCTCGGCGAGTGCCCCTTCGAGATCGATCCCGATGACACGGAGGTCGCACCACACCTGGCGCTGGATGGGTTCTGGGAATCCTGGGTGAATCTCTGGCTCTTTCGCACGGTCCGGCCGGGCTGGCGCTGCGTCGATGTCGGCGCGCATCTCGGCTACTACACGCTGCTGCTGGATAAGCTGATCGGCGAGACCGGACACGTCATCGCCCTGGAGCCCAACCCCGACACGCAGCGCCGCCTCGCCACGAACTGCCGGCTCAACGGCGTGCGCGCCACTCTCCTGCCGTGGGCGGCCGGCGAGCAGGAAGGATCGGCCACCCTCCACTGTGACCGGGATCGGGCTGGCAGCGGGACGCTCCGCGCGAGGGCCGCCGCCGTGGCCCTGCCGGTCCAGGTGCGCCGTGTCGATGACGTGGTACGGCCGCCGATCCAGCTGCTCAAGGTGGATGCCGAGGGGTGGGACATTCCCGCGATCCTCGGGGCTGCGGGGCTCCTGGCAGCCTCCCCCGGCTGTCTGGTACTGTTTGAGCACTGCAGCGATTTCTTCGATTCGGCCGATGCCGAGCGGGCGGCGCTTGGACGATTACTCGGCATGCTGCCCGGCAGCTTGCGGGCGATCGAGGGAGACGGCACGGCGCGGCCCGTGCACCCCGGCGAGGTGCTGGCATCTCCCGGGCGCCTGTGGAACCTGGTGATCGGAGGCTAGGTGCAGCAGCTCTACAGCCAGGACCGGGCCGCACGCTTCCCCCTGCACCTCGCCGCGCTCCGCGCCGGCGAGCAGCCGGCCCCGATCCACGTCTATCTGTCGATCAGCGATCTCTGCAACCAGGATTGCGGCTGGTGCCTGCACCGCGCCTCGGGGCTGGCCAATGCCGAGCTGTTCGCCGACCCCACGGCCAAGGTGCCGCACAATCCCACGCGCCAGATCGACACCGCCCGGGCGCTCGCCATCCTCGATGACTGCGCGGCGATGGGCGTGCGGGCCGTTGAGCTGACAGGCGGTGGCGAGCCGACGGCCCATCCCGACATCGAGACGATCTGCCAGGCTGTGCTCGATCGAGGGATGGAGCTGGGCCTGGTGACGAATGGCGTCCGCATGACGGCCGAGCTGGCCGAGGTGCTGCGCTGCGCCGCCTGGGTGCGCGTGTCGATTGACGCCGGGACGCCCCAGACCTACAGCCGGACACGCGGCGTCAGCGAGCAGCACTGGTCGCGGGCCTGGACGGGAGTGCGGCTGCTCACCCGCACGCGGCCCGGTCCGACCGTCGGCGTCAGCTTCGTCGTCAGCCGGGAGAACTGGCGGGAGGTCTTCGCCGCCGGCGAGCTGGCCCGAGAGGCTGGCGCCGCCAATTTCCGCATCGCGGCCCTGTACCAGGCCGAGGGCGAGCGCTATTTCGACGGCTGGGGACGCGAGGCCGAAGCGCTGTGCCAGGCGACCGAGGCGCTGGCTCGCTCGGATTTTCACGTCTATAACCTGTTCCGCGAGCGCATCGAGCACATGCGCCCGCCTGATTACCGCACCTGCTACCAGCAGCATTTCGCGCCGTACATCGGTGCCGACCTGAACGTCTATCGCTGCTGCAACACCAGCTACACCCGACGCGGGCTTGTCGGCTCGCTCCAGGAGCAATCATTCCGCTCCCTGTGGGCGAGCGCCGCAAAGCAGCGCGACTTCGAGGCCTTCGACGCCCGCGGCTGCGGCCGCTGCCTCTTCGACGCCAAGAACCGCCGGGTCGCCGAGCTGCTCCGCGCCCCCCGGTCCCATGATTGTTTCGTCTGAGCCTGCCCATGCTCGCCGTCATCACCAGCTGCCGCCGCCGACTGCCGGAACTGTCCTTCCTGCTTGCCGACCTGCACGCCTCGGACTGGGACTGGCCGGTCCTTGTCACCATGGACACGGAAGCCGTGGAGCACGCCGGCCAGCTTGAGACCATCCCCGATCGGCGCAGCAACGAGAATTTTCGTCTCGCCATCCGCCGGGCCGTGGCCGCCGGCGTCCCCTGGTTCGTCCTTCTGGAGGACGACAGCGAGGTCAACCGGCACCTCGCGCACAACCTGCTGCACTGGGAGCCGCTGACGACCGGGCTGATGGGTTGCGGCGGGCTGAGCACCAATGGAGGCAATCGGCTCTCCTTCGGCGAGGGCCCCAACTGGTACACGCCCGACAGCCGACTCGTCTACGGCCTCCAGGGCGCCGTGATGACCCGGACCTTCGCTCAGTTCCTGCTCGAGCACTGGGATGACATCCCGGCCAACTGCGATCTCAAGGTCGCTCGACTGGCCGGCAGCAACCAGGCGGGGCGCTACTACAAGCACTGGCCCTCCCTCGTGCGGCACCGCCACGAGGTGCCGTCCGTCTGCGCCCACGGCGTCATCACGACGGAGGGCTGGGACAAGGATTTTCGCTGCCGGCGCCGGCTCGAAGTGCGCTACGAGCACCTGATAAGACAGGACGATCACATCCGCGCTCATCTGCCCCGGCTCCGGGCGCTGGCCGCACGCTGTCAGTCGGTCATCGAGTTCGGCGTCCACCGGGGCGGCAGTACCACCGCGCTGCTCGCCGGACTCGCCGATGCGGGCGGCGGCTCACTGACGGCCGTGGACAGCGCCGGCCCCAATGAGCACGTCGCGGACCTGCAGGCGTGCGCTCGCCTGGAGGGCGTGGCCTTCCGCTTCGTCCACGCAGACTGCCTCGCGCTTCCGCCCGCGGCGTGCGACCTCCTCTTTGTGGACACCCTCCACAATCATGAGCATGTCGCCGCCGTGCTGGCCCGTCATGCGAGCCACGTGCGGCGCTACCTGGCCTTCCACGACACCCATAACTCCGTCTTCGGCCCGAATGATGACGGGCCGGGGACCCGCGCGGCGGTCCTCGAGCTGGTCGCGGCCGGCGGCTGGCGCGTGGAGTCGGACTGGCCGGAGGATTACGGCCTGATGGTCCTGGCCCGGGCGTAGGTTTGCGGCCGTCCCCCCTCGCTCGCTACTGTCGCCCCCGATGAGCCCCCTGTCCCTCCGTCGCCCTGTGTAGCGAGCGCCCGTGCATGGACACGATCCTGCCGTACCTGGCCAAGCTCGGAGAGTACGGCGTGGCCGTGTTCGCGATCGGCGCCATGTCGGCGCTATTACTGGTCGTCTTCCTGGCCCAGGTCCGCGCCTGGGAGCGCCAGGAGAAGGCGAACCGGGAGACGTGGGCTAGCCAGCTCTCGGCCATGACTGCAGCGATTCATCGGGTCGGCGAGCGCATGGACCGCCTCGCCGACGCCCCCCGCGATGTCGGGGGCGGCGGAGACGGCGGGGGGTGGGAGACAGCCCCGCCCCGCCCTTTCCCTCCGATTCCGAGGACGGCCCCGTGAAGCTCTTCGAGCGCGTCGTGCCCCGCCTGCGCCGCTACGGCTGGCTGCCGGCCGAGGGCGTGATCACGATCGAGGCGATCGATGCGGCCGTCGAGGCCTTCCAGCGGCGCTTCGGCCTCGACGCTCACGGTCATCTCGACCCGGACACGATCGCCGAGCTGGAGGCGCCGCGCTTCTGCGGCTGCCCGGACACGCTGCCGGCCACGGCCGGGGCGGCGGCGCTGCCGCCGGCCGCCGCCACCTTCGTCTTCGAGAGCGGCGGCCGGCCGCTCCAGGGGATCAGCGATGAGCAGGCCCGCGCGGCGGTGCTGCAGGCCGCGGGATTGTGGACGGCCGAGCTGCCCGGCCTGACCCTCCGCGAGGCCGGCGCCGGCGAGCGCCCCGACCTGCTCATCACGACGGATTACCCGTCCGATGGGCCCGGCGGCGTGCTGGCTGACTGCCAGCTGCCGGGGCCCCGGCCCCAGCGGATGCGCCTCGATCGCGCCACGCCCTACGTGATCCAGCTCGGCCCGATGCCGCGCGGAGTGATCGACCTGCTGCGCGTCGTCGCCCACGAATATGGCCACTTCCGCGGCCTCAATCACCTGGGGCGAGGACTGATGGCGCCGACGGTGTCGGCGACGGTCGATCGGCCGACCCCGGAGGACGTCGCGGCCCTGGCGCGGCTCTACCCCGGCGCGCTCCGCCCGGCCGCGCCGCTCCCCCCCGTCGCGCCCCCGGTGCCCCGCGGAGTCGTGCTCCTGATCGACGGCAAGCAGGTCTACCCGGCGCCCGCCTGAATCCGAGGAACGCCATGCGTGCGAAGACGGCTGCCGCCCTGATCCTGTCACTCTGCGGCCTCGCCGCCGCCCACCGGCCGGAGCCCGCGCTCCGCGAGCCGCGAGGCCCGGCCCCCGCCGAGCTGCGCGTCGGCTACTACCGCTGCCGCGGCGAGGGCCCCGGCGGCCAGCCCTACGCCGGCCTGGCTGCCGTGCGGCGAATCGGCCGCACCTGTGCAATCGAGTACTACGGTGGCGCCGGCCTGGTCGCGGCCGGCGTGCTGCAGGGCGACACGCTGGCGATCGGCTTCGGGCAGGGCCGCACCGTCGGCGTGGCCGTCTATCGCGTGCTTCCCGGACGACTGGAGGGCATCACCGCGCAGCTGCCGACGCAGGACGGCGCGCACGGCAAGGAGACGCTGACGTGGTTCGCCCCGTTCGAGGAGGGGGAGGACGGCCCTGGCGAATGAGTGCCCCGCCGTTAGGCGGGGCAGGGACTGCTCTCCCGGTCCGAGCCTGAGTGGAACCATGCGGACGGCGCTGCTGCTTGCCCTGCTGCCGGCCGGGGCGGCAGCCGACGTCACGGGCCCCGCCGCCGATGTCGTGCGCGCCTGGGCCGACCTGCAGCTGCAGCAGCCCGCGCTCCGCCCCCATCTCCGCTACCTGTCCGCCTACGCGACCCCCGAGGCCGACCGCGCTGAACTCGCACGTGTCCTCAGCTTCTGGGTTAACAGCCTCAGCCGCGAGGCCGAGCTTGTTCCGCCCGCGCAGGTCGCGCCGGGACTGTGGCGCGTCAACCTCCTCGACTACGGCTGGGACCCGGTCGTCTGGGAGCGACTGGCCGGGGTCGATCCGTACTTCCACGTGAAGCTGCGGCGGACCGTCACGGTCCGCTCGCGGAGCACGGGCCGGACATTCCGGCGGGACAGGATCGTGGACGCGGCGGCTCCCTGGCTGCCGCCGGGTGCAAGCGCCGGGCTGACCGAGCAGACGCAGAGCGCAGCACCGATCGTCCGGGCCGACTGGTTCCTCTACCGGACGGCGATCCAGGCTGGGCGGGAAGGGCATGGCTATTACGATTTCCTCGGCCTGGGGAAGAAGGAAAAGGATTTTCAGGAGCTGGTCGGCGTCGATGAGCGGCTGGCGCGAAAGGCCCGAAAAGAGATCGCGGCCGTCGTCGCGCGCTCGAGCGTGACACTCAACAATCGCGGGATCAAGCGGCTGGGGGCCGTCACGGGCGGCTACTGGTACACCCAGGATTACAAGACGAGCACGGACCGGCAGAATACCCTGCGACTGCTTGACGGCGATGCCGAGCCGCCGGAGGGAGACGCGAGCGAGCAGTACGGCACGCTGCCCAACGGGCTCTTTGCCTTCTGGCTGCAGAACGGTAAGGGCGAGCGACAGGACACCGCCCCCGACTTCATCGCCGGCGACGGGCAGGCGACGGACACCGACCGACGCGTCCATATCGGGCTGTCGTGCATCCGCTGTCATGTCGAGGGCATTCGACCCATCAATGACTGGGCGCGGCAGGTCTACCACGGGGCCCTCTCCCTGCAGTCGCCCGATTACGCGAAGCTCGTCCGCCTGCGACAGCTCTACCTCTCCGACCTCGAGGGGCACGTCAAGGCCGACCAGGAAGCCTATGCGCGGGCGCTCGGGCGGGCCTGCGGGCTCAAGCCCGCCGAGCTGGCCCGCGCGTATGCCGCTGCCTGGCACGCCTACGCCGAGCGCGACCTGGGGCTCGAGGATGCGGCCCGCGAGCTGGGCTGCACGCCGCAGCAGCTCGTCGCGGCGCTGGACGCGCAGCTGAAGGCGACCGGAAGATTGGACCCGGTCCTCGCCGGTCTGATACAGAAGCCCCCGGTCGCCGTGCGACGGGAGCATTTCGAGGAGCTGTACGGCGTACTGCAATCCGCCCTGCGAGGTATCGCATTACCATGAGCGTGAAGCGCCTGCTCGTGCTGGCCGCCATCGGCGTGCCGGCTCTGGCCCTGCCCGCCGATGCGGGCTGCTACGTGCGCAAGGTCGTCAAGACGGCCGTCGCGCCGGTCGCCGTATTCGTGCCGACCTACGCCGCGGCCTACACGCCGGCCGCCGTCGTGCCGGCCGCCCCCGTCGCGCCGGCGGTCGCTGCGCCGGCTGCGGCCGCCGTGCAGGCGCCTGCAGCCGGCGACCTGGCGGCAGTCCTGCAGCGCATCGAGCAGCGCCTGGGTGCGCTGGAGCGCCAGGTTCCGCCGCCCGCGGCCGAGCCACTGAAGGCCCCCGCCGCCCCGAAGAAGGGGGGCGCCCTCCAGTCGGCCGCAGCCAAGTGCGTCGCCTGCCACGGCAGCGGCAATGAGTCGAAGGGCGGCGGGCTGGTACTGACGGACGGCCGCGACTTCCGCGACCTGGACGCCCCGAGCCTGCAGAAGCTCGCGCGGCACCTGAGCAATCAGACCATGCCGCCGAAATCGAGCGGCATGGAGCCGCTGACCACCGAGGAGCTGCTGGCCGTTGCCGAGCGCTACGGGCTCGCGGTCGAGTAGCCCTGGATCGCAGGGGACCATTGGGGATCACACAGGATCATGCCGAGGACATCTGCCATGTGCCGTCCGCTCCGTCTTGCCCTGGCCTTCGCTCTGCTGCTGCTCCCCGCCGCGCCCGCCTCCGCCGGCTACTTCCGCGGCCACGTCGGCAGCTACGGCTACAGCGCCTTCAGCCTCGTCACGCCCTTCGTGCCGACCGTCGCCGTGCCCGTCGTGGCCGCCCCCGTCGTAGCCCCGGCGGTCGTGACGGCCCCGGCCTTCACCGGCTACGTCGGGAGCACCGCCGTCGCGGCCCCGGCGGTCGTTGTCCGCCGTCGCTTCCGCGTCGTCGCGCCTGCCGTGCGCGTGCGGGTGCGCGCCCCCGTCGGCGTGCGCGTCGGTCGGCCGGCCGTCCGCGTCCGCGTGTTTTGAGGCGGGGATGACGGGCGCCGTGGATCTCGATCTTCTCGCTGCCCTGGCTGCGCTGGCCGGCCGGGGCACGCTCGATCTGATCGGAGCGTTAACCGTGCTCGGCTGGCTCGTGCGGCGCTGACCGTCGCGCGGCACATTCCGTCGGAGGCAAGCCTGCGATGAACCCTCTGGGCTGGGTCGATGGCTGGAAGACGTACCTGGCGGCCGCCGGCCTGGCCGGACTGGCGCTGTACCAGTTCTCGATCGGCGAGTACGCCACGGCCTGGACGACCCTGCTGGCGGCCCTGACTGCTGCGGGCCTGCGGCATGCGATCGACAGGACGGCCTCCGAGGAGTGAGGGCCGTGTACCAGTACAGCGCACTGATCCAGCGAGTGGTGGATGGGGACACGCTCGACCTGGAGATCGACCTGGGCTTCTCGGTGCTCACGCGACAGCGGATACGGCTGCGCGGCATTGACGCACCGGAGCTATCGACGACGGCCGGCAAGGAGGCCCTGCAGTTCGTGCGCGATCTCCTGGCCCGGCATGGCAGCAAGGTCCGGGTCAACACCTTCAAGGACGAGCGCGAGAAGTACGGGCGGATGCTGGCGGAGGTGGTCCTGGACGACGGCAACGGCCCGTCGCTCAATGCCGAGCTGCTCGCCGCCAGCCGTGCAGAGCCCTATGACGGCGGCCGGCGGGGGCCGGCCGGATCGTCTGTGGAGTCCGTGTGAGGCCGCGGCCTGTGTGTGCCGCGGGAGCGGGAGAGCGGCCCCGGCGGGGCGGGAAGGCAATGGCGCCCGACCGCTCCCGCCGGGCCGCGGGTCGGATAGGCCCCAGCGGAGGGCCGCCGTGAGCACCGTCGCCGCCTTCGCCCTCGCCTGGGCCTGCGTCCCGCCGATCGATGACGTCGAGCCGGCGGACCTGCGGCGCTTCCCGCCCCGCGCCATCACCGGTCTGTTCTGGCGGCAGGCGCTCGAGCACGAGCGCTGGCTGGTCGATCGGGCCGCCCTCTACCCGGACCTGGGCCTGGAGCCGTGGATCAACGATGCCCGGCGCTGCCGGGTCCTCTGGGGCCTGCTCGATGACGCGCATCTGGCGGCCGATCCGGGGCGCTGCTGCGAGCTGCTGCGGGCGCTGCGGGCCGAGCTGGGAGACGCCTGCTACTTCGGCGGGCAGATGCCGCCGCACTTGCCGATCTGGCGCTTTGGGCGAGCGGATCCGTGACGCGCAACAAGAATCGTCTGCCGCCGGAACACCGGCGGGAGCTGTAGCCGTGCGGACCTCCAGCGCCCCCACGTCCTGCCCGAGCTGCGGCTACGCGACCATCCGCGTCTGTCGCTGCCCCCGTCGCTGCTGCACCTGCGACCTGTGCGGCCAGGCATGGCATTTCTGCAGCGTCCAGGGCCACGGCGGAAAGAAGCTGCTGGGGGCGCCGCCGGATCATGTGGCGCCGGCGTCCGTCTGCACCTGCCAGGCCGTCCGCCGGCGCCCGGCCCCCAGATGAGCTGGGCCGGCAGCCTCAGCGCCGCTACACTCGCATGGAATCACACGGGCCGGGGGGCCCAGCAAGCCCCCCCCCCGGCCCGTCTCTCTGGCCCACGTCTTGTGGCCCCTCGGCGCCGGCGCCATCGTAGCCGCCTGGCCGGGGTGTGTCCACCATGTTCCCATCAGTATGTCTGCGCCTGTTCGCCGCTGGCACTTTTGCTCGCGGCCCCCGTCCATCACTACCCTCGAGCCGTCCCCAGAAGAAACGAGCCTCCGGGGGCGTATCACCCCGGAGGCTCAGAATGCGTGTCGTCCCCGACCGCGCCGTCATTGTACGCCGGCATCGGCCCCGGAGGCGATACGTCATGTACTGCACCTCGCCCCCCATGTCCCGCCGCACCTCTCGCGCCCCCGACGATGGCAAGCCGTCCTCACGCCGTCGGCAGTCGCGCGGACCGGGCTGGCTCAGCCAGCTCTCGGTCCTCTTGACCCGCTTCTTTTCGCCCGGCCGCGGCGGCCTGTCCGTTGACGATCTGGAAGAGATCCGGGGGTTGCTGCCCAGGCTCGAGCGGATCTCCAGCGAGGATCGCTGGCCGACCGTGGCCGGCCGGCCGATGTCGCTGTGTCAGTGGGCGGCGATCCTCCGCGAGCTGGATCGCCGCCCCGGTCGCTGGGACGGCTATGCCGAGCCCAGGAGCCCGGAAACCCCGGCCACGATGCCGGACCCGGGGACGGCCGTCAACGTCATGTCAGACCGCTTCGGGGCCGGCACCCATCAGGAGATCCAGGCGGGGCTGTGGCACCCGCAGGACGACCGCCCGTTCGCCATCGCCGACGACCCGGACCTGCAGCGCGAAGGGTCCGACCACACGGCGCGCGGCGGCGAGCTGGCCGACGCCCACTGGCGCGATGACGAGCCCGAGCCCGACCCGTACCCCGACTTCGGTGTCAGGCCGAAGCCCACGAACTAGAGCCAGAAAGAGAGTGCAGCAATGGCGCTGAGCGGGACCGCCGCCAACAAGGCGGCTGCGAATCAACCTGAGGCGAACGGCGTCGAGGTTTACATCCGGCCGATGACGGCCGCGGAGGCCCGGGCGGCCGCCGACCAGTCGAAGGATTACATGGGCCGCGCCGCCGACTGTCTCGACCAGGGGCGCCAGGCCGCGGGGCAGTGGTATCAGAAGGCGGCACCGCTGATCGCGGCGCTCCAGGCCCGCGAGGGCTGGAAGGCCCTGGCGTACTCCAGCTGGCGGGAGTTCTGCGAGGCGGAGTACGGGGTCACGATTCGCCGCATCCAGCAGGTACTGGCCGCCTATCAGCTACAGACCGAGGAGGCGAACCCGGTTCGCTTTGCATCCATTCCTGAGCGGCAATGTCGAGAACTGGCTGCGGAGAAGGACCCCGTCATTCGCAGGGCGATCCACAACAAGGCCACCGCCAACGGCACGAAGCCGACGACAGCCGCCGAGCTGCGCCAGGCCCGGGAGGAATACCACGCCGCAACGAGCCCTGCCGCGAAGATCGCCGCGCTGAACAGGGCCAGGGAGGCGGCGAAGAAGGCAGCCGACCGTCGCGACCTGGAGCGGAAGGTCAAGCACGCCGAGAAGGCCGCCGACCTGCTGCTGCGGTGCCTCAAGTGGTATGCGGCAATCGAAGCGACGCTGCGCCGCGCCCGGCGGCACCACGGGATCGCGTGCGGCGAGCACCGGGACCCCGTGATGGAGGCGCACATCGAGAAGGCGGTGAAGCGCGCCGGGGCCAGGCAGGAGGCGCTCGAAAAGCAGCTCGCCGCGATGGTGGAATGACGGCCGCCCGCTCTGCGCCCCGTCGCAGATCCAGATCGAAAGCTGTGCTTGACGATGGCTCCCGTCGCGGCTATTCTCGGGAGGTCGTCGGAGACCTGGGCGACTCCGACGGCAAGGGCGGGGGTGGTCCTGGGCAGGGCCATCCCCGCCGCGTTTTCGGGGAGCTGGCGCCGGCCCTGCCGACTACACACTTCTACGCCCACAGCCCGGGACCACGCCGATTTTCTCAGGATTTCCGGCCATTTCCCCTGGTCTTGTGCGCGCAGCGATTTTCGCGTAACCTCTGCCGCGGATGGACCCTTCCGTCACGCGACCGAAGCGGCGGGGCGTGCCTCTTAATCAGCGGGTTCAAGGTTCGAGTCCTTGAAGGGGCACTCCAAAAACCCCGGGAATTCCGGGGATTTTCCCCTTGCCTGCCGCGCCGTGCCGCCTCTCCCAGCTGGCGGAAAGGTGTAGTCGCTACACCCTTCAGGCGGCAGGAGGCCGCGCTCATGTCCCGACGCTTGCCCCGGCTGTGCACCCACGCCCCCACGGGCCAGTACTACATCCGCATCCGGCGCCAGCCGATCTATCTCGGCAAGGTCGGCGGGCCCGAGGCGGAGGCCCGGGCGGAGGCCGAGCGGCTCCGCATCCTCGACCACTGGCAGAGGACCGGCCGGCTCCCCGGCCGGCCAACCGAGGGGCCGACCGTCAATGTCCTGATCGCCGCCTTTCTGCGCCACGCGGCGACGCGCTATGTCCGGCGCGATGGGCGGCCGAGCAGCGAACTCGCCTGCTACCGCATGGCGGTCAAGCCGCTGCAGCGCCGCTTCGGCCCTCTCCCCGTCGCCGACTTCACGCCGCTCGACCTGGAGGCGGTCGGCGCAGCGATGGCCGATGGCTCCTGGATGTCGGAGGAGGAGCGGGAGCGGGGCCGGCGGCGCGGCAAGGGGGCCGGCTGGTGCCGCAATGTCTGCAATCGGCACCTCGGACGACTGCGGCGGCTATTCCGCTGGGGCGTCAAGGCCAGGCTCGTGCCGCTGGAGGTCTGGCAGCGCCTGGCGACGGCCGAGGGGGTCCGGCCCGGCCAGTATGGCGTCCGCGAGACGGGCGATGTGCCGCCGGCTCCCGAGGCGGCGATCGCGGCCGTGCGGGAGCGGGTCCTGCCAACCGTCCGCGACATGATCGACACGATGCTGCTCAGCGGTGCCCGGCCCGGCGAGGTCTGCGCCATGCGGCCGATGGATTTTGATTTCACCGGCGAGCGACTCGCCCGGCTCCTGGGCGTGACGGTGCCGCTCGGCCGTGTCTGGGCCTACCTGCCGGGCCTCGCGGAGTTCGAGCGCGGCGGGCTCGACCAGACAGATCACAAGACGGCGCATCACGGGCACCGGCGCGTGGTGCCGATCGGTCCGAAGCTCCAGGAAATCCTGCGGCCCTACCTGGAGGGCCGCGCGCCCGATCAGCCGCTCTTTTCGCCGCGCGAGGCGAAGGCGGCCTGGAACGCCGAGCGGCGCAGGCAGCGCAAGACAAAGGTCCCGCCCAGCCAGCTCGATCGCTCCCGCCCCGATGCGAAGCGCCGGCCCGGGGACCGCTACACCGTCGAGGCCTTCGCCCACGCCATCGCGCGGGCCTGCAAGGGGCGCGCGGCCGGACCTCGCGGGCGCAAGGCGCGGCCGCCGGTCCCCCACTGGCACCCGCACCAGCTCCGCCACAATGCAGCCACGCGGCTGGAGCGGGAGTTCGGGCTCCGCATCGCGCAGATCGTCTGCGGCCACCGCTCGCCGCGGACGACCCTCGTCTACGTCCAGCGGGACCTCGAGGCAGCCTTCCGCGCGATGGAAGTGGCGGGCTAGTCTGCTGACCTGGAAGGGGCCGCGCCACGCCATTACCTTCCCGGGCCGAGGCGGCCACTCCCAGCGGGCAGCTGCCGTTCGAGCCCACGCCATGCTCCCTCTCCCCCCCGACCTGCGCGCCGACCTGGTGCGCATCCTCTATCGGCTCATCGAGCACGATCCGACTCTGACGACGATCCTCCAGGCGGCGGCATCGGCAGCAGCCGGCGCCGACCGGCACCGTCCGACAGCCCGTGTCAATGATGAGCGCCTGCGGCGGGTCCATCTGAAGCTGCTCGAGAAGGCCGGCGCGGAGCCGATCCCCACCAAGGCGCTCATCCGCGCCGCCGGCTATGCGGTCAATGGCTGGTCCCGCGGCCAGGTCAGCTTCCTGGCGGCCGAGGGCTACCTGGAGTACGTCAACGGCTGTGTCCGGCTCGGTCCGCGGCGACTCGGCGATCCGCCCCTGCCTGGCGCTGTCTGAGATGCCTGGGCGCCGGCGGCGGCGGGCTGTCTGGTCCTGGCAGGAAGCGGCCAGGCAGCGAGCCCGGTTCCCTTCAGGCGGCGGCGGACCGTACAGTTCGGGCATGGCGATCGAGCTGGGACGAGAGCAATTGATCGGCATGGCCCGGGCGGCCCGAATGCTGGGCGTCCACCCGGACACCGTGCGGGCCTACCTCCGTCGCGGGCAGCTTGAGGGGGTCGAGGTCGGGGGGCGGCTCAAGACCTCGGTCGAGGCCGTGCGGCGCTTCGTGCGGCCGACGGGCGCCGCAGGCGCGCCGCGGAGGAGGCCGGAGTGGGAGGAGGCGGAGCGTCAGGCGCTCGAGGAATTGCGAGCGGCGGGGATTGCGCTGTAGCGCTGGCGCGTCGCAGCGCGGCGATCAGGGAGAGGGGGGAGGCGGACCGCCGGCGGACTTTCGGGTCTGCTCCTCGACGATCCGCCGCAGAGCCCGAGCGTGGTCGCGCTCGATGGCGGGGCGCAGGATGCGGTCGATGTAGTCCTGGAGCTTCTCGTCGTTCAGGGCGGCCGTCTGCCGGGCCTTGCGGACCAGCTCGGGATCGACCTTGATCGTGGCGGTCGCCGCACCGCGTCCCCGGGGTATGAGAGATTCTGCAAGGGCGCTCATCGGGCTCCCGCCTGTCTTAGGGCACTGGTGCTGCCGTCACAAGTGTATTCTACGACAGCACAACGCCACTCCGCAACTGGATGATGCGTGCGCCTTGGCTACTTGTGCTCTTGACACTCCGATACTTGCCCCTTAGAATCGTCGGACGTCGGGCCGATGGAGAGCCCGGCACCGAAAAAGGAGGACGGACGATGCACGTGCTGGAATCGCGAAAACGGGCGGCGCGGATCAACGCCGAGGGGCCGATCCGCGTCCTCTGTGCGGCGGACGGGCACGCCACCGACGCGCGGCAGGCCGAGCGGCTCTACGGCGTCCGCTGGGAGATCGTGTTCCTGCGCGGCGACGGGTGGAGCCTCGGCGCCCCGCGCGGCCCCCTGGCCGCCGTCGCCGAGCGGCTCTGGGCCGAGCACTGGACTCACTGGATGCGCCGGGGCGACCGGGCCATGCGGCCCTATCGGCCGGGCGCAGCCATCGGGAGGGGCGGCCGATGACCCCGGCCCCCCTGCGTCGGATCTCCCGGCGCCTCCTCGCCCGGATGGCGCTGGTCGTCCTGGCCGCGGTCGCGGCGGCCTTCTGGTGGGATGAGGGCGTCGCGGACCTCGTGATCGGGCTCGGTGCTGCCTGGGCCGGGGAGGAGCGATGAGCGCCGCGCCCCTCAATGACCTGCCGGACCTGGGCGAGCTCTGCTGGCACTGGGCCGTGGCGAGCGGCCCGGCAGCGCCAGACTTCCGCAATCTCCCTGCCGGTCGCCCGCTCGTGCAGCCGATCGTCATCGGCTGCCTGAACCATCTGCATCTCGAAAATGCCCTGGCGATCCGGCTGCGCCTGCCGCCGCCGACGCCCTGGCGGAATGGAGAAGCCCCCCGTGAGTGCCAGGACTCCGGATGTCGATAGTGCGCTGCCGCCATTTCTCGCGGCCGTCAAGGCCGAGGCCCGCGAGCGGCGCCGCCTGGAGCAAACCGCGGCCCTTGCCCGGGCTGCCGAGGCCGCGCGCGAGAACTGGGAGCAGCTGCTGCTGGCGACACGCCGGGCGCTCGGTGACGGAGTGTACGAGCTGGTGACCGCCGGGCTCGACGACCGCCTGCCCGGCGGCTTCGACGGCTGGACGTGCCGCTGGCCGTGGCGCTTGCAGCCGCCCGGGCATCGCCCCGTCTTCGCGGAGCTTCAGCGCGGCTCTGGCGGACGCTGGGAGCTGCTCAGCCCGCCGGGCTGGCACGTCGCGAAGCTCAACGACGGCAGGGAAGGCCCCTACCCGCTCGGCGAGGCGCTGCTCATCGCCGAGTTCCGGGACGAAGGGGAGGCCGAGGCCTGGCGGCGCAAGCTCGACGAGGCCAGCCAGGGCCCGCCCTTCTGAGTGGAGTGCATCATGGCAGGACCCTCTCAGCGGGAGCAGCGCCGCCGCGCCCTCGCCGCCCTGCCGGACGGCGCGCTGCAGGCTGCTTGCGAGGCGGCCATCGACTGGCCACGGCGCTACGGCCACGATGCGGAGAGCCGGGCCCAGCGGGAAGATTGCTGGAGCGCATGTGTGGCGACCGGGCGGGAACAGCTCTGGCACGCCGCCGTCGCGGCCGTCAAGGCCCGCGAGGCGGAGGAGCGGAGGCGGCAGTCGGAGGCGCTGGCCCGGCTGGGCCAGCCCCGCGAGCATCCGGCCGCGCCGCCCCGGGAATAGAAGCCGCCGACCCGGCGGCATCCCTTGAGGAGGAGTCGCATGCCTCGTCTCGTCGTGACCCGGCGCCCCTGGGAGCGTCTCAAGATCCTCGACACGATCAGCGGACGTGTGATCTACATCGGCGTCAGCGAGATCGGGCGCGGGCGGGTCCGCGTCTTCGTCGAGGCGGACCGCGAGGTCCGTGTCCTCCGCGCCGAGCTGGAGCCGAAGGGGGTGGACGGCCAGCCGGGAGGGAGACGATGATCGCAGCGCTGCTCGGCCTGGACGAGGACGGCAGCTGCAAGCTGTTCCTCGCCGACGCCGCCGGGCAAAGGCACGCCTATGCGATCCGGGCCGCAGCGCCCGGACTGGCACGCTGGGCCGTGGAGATCCAGCGGCTGGACACCGGCTCCACCTATCGCCTGAGGGAAGAGCTGACGGGACAGATCCGCTGCAGCTGCCCCGCGGCCACCTATCGCAGGCGGGGAGGCCCCGCTTGCAAGCACGAGATCGGCCTCCGGGCACTAAGGGCATTCCTGGCATCCCCGCCGCTGCCGGCGCCGGCGGCCCGGACGGCGGCAGCCGGCTGACATCGGAGACATCGACATGTCTGCACCGGACAGTCCCGATTCCCGCGCCGTGACGGCGCCGGCCAGCCAGCCGGCGCTGCTGCCGGCCGAAGTGATCGAGAAGCTCGTCGTCCACGGCGACCTCAGCAGGCTTACGGCCGCCGAGCGCACCCGTTACTATCTCCAGGTCTGCGAAAGCCTGGGGCTCAACCCGGCGACGCAGCCGTTCGCCTACATGCGGCTGCAGGACAAGCTCACCCTCTACGCCCGGCGCGAATGCACCGAGCAGCTCCGCAAGCTGCACCGCGTCAGCGTCACGATCGTCGCCCGCGAGCGCGCGGAGGACCTCTACGTCGTGACAGCGCGGGCAACGTTGCCGGACGGCCGGCAGGATGAGTCGATTGGCGCCGTGAGCCTGGCCGGGCTCAAGGGGGAGGCGCTCGCCAACGCCATCATGAAGGCGGAGACCAAGGCGAAGCGCCGCGTCACCCTGTCCATCTGCGGCCTCGGCATGCTGGACGAGGCCGAGGTCGCGGCCATCCCGGAGGTCCGCCCGGCGCCGCCGACGGCGCCGGGCCCGGCGCTGCCAGCCCCGGCGCCGGGCGCGCCGGAAAGCGCGGAGCTGCCCCGCTCGGCCGCCGAGCTGCAGGGGCGGCTGCTGCGCTTCGAGGACAAACTGGTCGGACGCGGACTGTGTGCCCGCGGGGACCTGATGGACCACGTCAGTCGTGGTCTCGCGGCGCTTCGGCTTGGGCCAGTCGAGAGCCTGAGCGGGGAGGGGATTGCCCAGGCGGTCCGCCTGGCCGAGGAGTTCCGGGACCGGCGGCAGCAGCTCGCCCTCGCAGCCGCCGATGAGCCGATCAGCCCGGAGGCCCGCCGCGAGCTGGAGGTGCTGGCCCGGCGCAAGGGGCGGGGGCCGGCCCACGTCATGCGCTGGCTGAAGCTCCCCGCCGACACACCGCTCGACCGCCTGACGATGGGACAGTGGCGCGCAGCCATGCAAGCCCTCCAGGAGGAGCCGGACGCGGCGCAGGAATAAGAGACTCGCCGGGGATCGCGCAGGACGGAGGGGGCGGTGGAATGGCGCATCACCGGGCCCGACCAGCAGGTGCTCACGAAGGCCGAGGTCGTGGCGTACCTCAAGTTTCGGTCGGAGAAGGCGCTGGACGCGAAGATCGCCCGGGGGCAGTTCCCGCGGGGCACGGCCCTCGGCCGCCGCGGGCCGGTCGTCTGGTCGGGGCTCGACCTGGCCTGCTGGCTCCATCTGTCGGCCCGGCTCATCGAGGGGCCAGCCGGCGAGGACGGAGAGGAGGACGAGCGGGAATGAGATTTTCGGCGAAAATTTTTTCCGCACGAGACTTCGACGGGGCGACCCTCTATCCCGCCCCATCGCTCCGCAGGGGCCTCCAGGCCCCTGCACAAGGCGCGTGCCAAATGAGCGACAAACTTTGTCCTTGAAAGGCCGCGGCAGGGGGATTACCCTGCCCCCTTGCGACGGCGCGCGGCTGCGAGACCAGCGGTGCCAGGGCAGGTGCCGGAGGGAGCCCCCGCGGGTGGGTAAGACGCGGGCCAGCCGGGCAGGGATGCCCGTGATGCGCCGGGCAGGTTAGCGTCCGAGCTGGCTATCCCGGAGGCGGGGATGGCCGCACGATGCTCGGGCCGAGGGCTCGATTCCCTCGCCGGCGCCTGACCGAATGCTGCCGAGCGCAGCCGTCGCCAGCCAAACAAGTCGTGATGGACGCAAGGAAAGGACCTGGTGCCCCGGCGCTCAGGGTGCGCGCCGGGCCGGGCTGAGCCGGAGGACGGGGAATGGCGCGACTGTATCGGGAATGCTGCCAGAGGTGCGGCACGCCGGTCTGGCGCCTGCGCTCGCGGCGCGTCGCCTATGGCCTGCCGCTGGCCCTGGGCAGCACAATCGCCCAGGCCGTGGGATCGCTGGCTCGCCTCCAGGCGGGCCTGGAGCGGACGGGCCGGCCCCGGTTGGAAAGGATCGGACCGGTGACGCGGGGCGTGGTCGAGGAGGAGATCGCCCGGACGAAGAGGGAGCTTCGGGCCCTCCGGGCCCTCCAGCGGCAGCTGGTCGGCAAGCGCGGGGGGAACGCATGAATGACACACTGCGCGCCGCCCTGGCCTATCTTCGGGCCGGCCTGTCGCTCATCCCCGTCCGCCGCGGCGGCAGCAAGGCGCCCGACGGCCGGCTCCTGCCGCGCGAAAAACTCAACCCCGACACCGGCCGCATGGAGCCGACCTGGGACCCCTACCAGGAGCGTCTCCCGACCGAGGCGGAGATCCGCAGATGGTTCGCCGGCGACGAGCCGCCGGGGATCGGCATCGTCGGCGGCCGGGTCAGTGGCGGCCTGGAATGTCTCGACTTCGACGGCGACGCAGACACGATCTTCCCCGCATGGTGCGAGCTGGTGGAGGCCGAGGCCCCCGGCCTGATCGAGCGGCTCAATGTCGTGCGCACTCCGGGCCACGGAGGCGCCTATCACGTGCGCTACCGCTGTCCCGCCATTACCATCCCCGGAAATACTGACCTGGCGATGGACCCGGCCCGGTCCGCCCGGCAGGGACGCAAGCTCATCGAGACTCGCGGCGAGGGCGGCTATGCGCTCGCCCCCGGCAGCCCGGGCGCCTGCCATGAAACGGGAGGCACCTACGAGCACCATGCTGGCCCGAAGCTCAGCCAGGTCCAGACGATCACTCCCGCCGAGCGCGCGATCCTGATCCGCTGCGCTCGCTCCTTCGACCGACGGCAGGACAGCGCGACGGCGGGCGGCGGCTCGCGCCCCGGCGAGGATTTCGACCGGCGCGGCCCGGGCTGGGCCGAGATCCTGGAGCCGCACGGCTGGCGGGTCGCCCGGACTGCCGGGACCGTGACCTACTGGCGGCGGCCCGGCAAGGATGGGCCGGGCTGGAGCGCGACGACGGGGCGCTGCACGAGTGGCGGCGTCGAGCTGCTGCGGGTCTTCACGTCGAATGCCGCGCCCTTCGAGGAAGGGAAGGCCTATGGCCGCTTCCGGGCCTGGGCGCTGCTTGCGCACGGCGGCGACTTCGCGGCGGCAGCGCGCGAGCTGGCCGGCCGCGGCTACGGCACGGCCGCCGGGCGCGGAGCGGGCCGCGCGGACCGCAATGGCAACGGCCCTCCACATGAGAACGGCACTGCGGCCCGCTCGGTTCGCCTCGAGGAGCTGCTCGATGCGTCCATCGGCGCGGCCCGCCCCGCGGAATGGCCGGCGCCGCCCGATGCGGCCGCCTTCCACGGCCTGGCCGGGGAGCTGGTGGATCGCATCGACAGCCAGACCGAGGCGGACCGCGTCGCAATCCTGGCACAGTTCCTCGTGATGTTCGGCAATGCCATCGGCCGCCGCGCGTACTACCCCGTCGAGTCCGATCGGCATCACCTGAATCTCTACTGCGTGCTGGTCGGCCGCACGGCCAAGGGACGCAAGGGGACGAGCCTCGGTCGCGTGCAGGCCCTCTTCCGCGGCGTCGCCGACGAGTGGCTCGACACGCGCATCCAGGGCGGCCTCTCCAGCGGCGAGGGGCTCATCTGGGCCGTCCGCGACGAGATCAGGAGGCGCGAGCCGGTCAAGCAGCGCGGGCGCGTGGTGGATTACCAGGAGGTCACGGTCGATCACGGCGTCGAGGACAAGCGGCTGCTGGTCCTCGAGCCGGAATTCGCCTCGGTCCTGCGCACGGCCAGCCGCGACGGCAACACGCTCTCGGCCGTCCTGCGGCAGGCCTGGGACAGCGGCCGGCTGCGCTCGATGACGAAGAACAGCCCGGCGCGCGCGACGGGGGCTCACATATCGATCATCGGCCACGTCACCCGGCAGGAGCTGGTGCGCCTGCTGACGGAGAGCGATGCGGCCAACGGCTTCGCCAATCGCTTCCTCTGGCTCTGCGTGCGCCGGTCCAAGCTGCTCCCCGAGGGGGGACGCCCGGTGGAGCTGTCCGACCTGCGCGCACGCCTGGGCCGGGCCCTCGAGTTCGCGCGCGGCGCCGACTTCCTCGTCCGCGACGACGAGGCCGGGCAGCTGTGGCGCTCCGCCTACGTCGAGCTGTCCCGCGAGCAGCCGGGATTGCTGGGGCTCATCACCAATCGCGCCGAGGCCCAGGTGCTCCGCCTGTCGTGCCTCTACGCGCTCCTCGATGAGTCCCCCTACGTCCGGGCGCCGCACCTCCAGGCCGCCCTGGCGCTCTGGGACTACTGCGAGCGCTCCTGCCGCTACGTCTTCAGCAGCTCGGAAACCGGCGATGCCGACGCCGACGAGATCCTCGGCGCGCTGCGGGCCCGGGCCGAAGCCGGCCAGGGGGGCCTGAGCAAGTCGGAAATTCGCGCGCACGTCTTCAATGGCCACATCCGCGCGGCCCAGCTCGACCGTGCCCTGGCGGCCCTTGTCGAGCACGGCCTGGCCGCGATGGAGGAAATCGAAACCGGCGGGCGGCGGATGCAGCTGTGGTTTGCACAGCGCCAGGGCTGCGCAAAAAGCGCAAAAAGCCCCCCCCATGCGACGCAGGAGGCGTGCCTCCAATGACTTGCGGCAAAAAACCACTTGCGCAAAAAGGGGGTCAAACGGGCCTGGATCGGGGGCTTTTTGCGCAACGGCTTTTTTGCCGTAACAAGCGATCCGGGCTGCACTTGCGTCATCAGAGGGGGGCTTTTTGCGCTTTTTGCGCAGCCTTGGCGGGGTCCAGAACGTGAGCGGCGGGACGGCGGTGCTCTGTTTCGGCGGGGTATGTGAGCCAGTAAACCCCGGCGGCACAGCTACTTACGGCTGGGTGCTGCTTGCGGAAGACGGCACGGTGGCCGTCGAGGATAGCGGCCGGGTGGGCTCGGGCGCCGGCGTGACGAACAACGTCGCGGAGTATCACGCGCTCGGCCGCGGCCTGCGGGCCATCGCCGAGCGCCAGCCGCGGCCACGGCGCCTGCTCCTCCGCGGCAGCTCCCAGCTCGTGATCTGTCAGCTGAGGGGAGAGTGGCAGTGCAACGCCGACCACCTGGTCCGCCTGCGCGACCGCTGCCTGGAACTACTCGATGAGCTGGGCTGTCCCTGGTCGGCGGAATGGGTGCCGCGCGCGGAGAATGCCCGGGCCGAGCGGCTGGCCGTGGTCGCGTGGGAGGGCGCGACCGGGCAGCCCTTTCCCGAGCACCGCCGGGGCCGCCGACGCTGAGCCCGGACCGGAGGACCTGGCGTGGCAGCGGGCCTGCCGCGCCACCGAACAGCTGCTTGCCGCGGGGTGGGACCCGTGGAGCTGGCCGGCCGGCGTGCCGGCCCTGGCCGTGGAGATCGGGGGCATCGTCCACGCCTGGCGCCCCGAGGAGTGGGAGGCATTCCGTCAATGGCTGCGCAGCGTCAATGCCGCCGTCTGAGTCACCAGGCCGATCGGCCGCCTTGCCGGCACTGCCAGTGCCGCGTCGCCGCCAGACCGCGAGGCCTGTGCTACTCGTGTTACGAGTCCCTCGACATCCGGCATCGCTATCAGTCTGATAGCAAATTCGCCCGCCGCGGCCTCGCGCCGTCGTCCGCGCGCCGCTTCCCGGCGGAGCCGACCGACGCGCCGCCCGGCTCCAGCGAAAAAGGTCAAGGTGCTTTGCGCTCGCGCATCCGCCGGCGAGCACCTCTGGCATCCCCTCGACCGGCAGACGGCCGCCGACCCCGAGCGCCCCCACCTCAACGACAAGAAGAACGAGTTCATCACGCTCGACTGCCAGGAAGAGGGCGATGACTACTAGAGCAAGAGGCGCTGCCGTCGGGCAGCGCAGGAGGATCGTCATGAGTATCGAGACTGCGGCACGCCTGGGGACGGACCTCTGGACCACCGGCCAGGTCGCCGCCCTGACCGGCGCGGCCCCGCGGACGGTCAGCAAGTGGTTTGACTCCGGCCAGCTCCCCGGCTATCGCATTCCCGGCCCGAGCCGGAGCCGCCGCATCACCCGGGCCGCTCTCGAGCGCTTCCTGATTCAGAACGGGATGACCGACGCCCTGGCCCGGCTGGCGCCGGGGCGGCCTCGGTCAGTGGCCGGATGCATCCTGCTGCTGGCTGCCCTGCCGCCGCACTTCTTGCTGTCGGCCACCCTGCTGCAGCGCTGGAGCACCCTGACGGTCGCCGATGCGTTCGCGGCCGGGGAGACATGCAGCACCGCCCCCGTGGCCGCCGCGCTGGTGGGCTGGGCCTGGGGACGCAGCGACGGGCTGCGCCTCGCCCGCCGGCTGACGGGCAGGGGCATCCCCGTCGTCGCCATCGCCGGCGAGGACGAGGGCGACACGCAGGCCTGGCGACGGGAGGGGTGTTGGGCAGTGCTGCGCTGGCCGGTCCAGCCGCAGGTGATTGAGGAGGCGCTCGAAAGTCTGGAGTAGCGCCGTGTGGCAGCGAGCTGCAATGCCCTCCAGTGGGCTGAGGGCGCTGTGACCGCATGACCGTGGTCGGCGATGGATCGGCGGGCCCCGAAGGAAGAGCAGCATGAGCAAGCGCCCTCTACTCCTGGACCTGTTCTGCGGCGCCGGCGGGTGCTCGGTCGGCTATCACCGGGCCGGCTTTGCTGTCGTCGGCGTCGATCACCGGCCGCAGCCGCACTACCCGTTCAGCTTCGTCTGCTGTGACGCGCTCGAATATCTGGACATGATGCTGTGCGGGCGGGTCGAGCACCGGATCGACGCCATCCACGCCAGCCCGCCATGCCAGGGCTACAGTGTCATGCGCCACCTCACCGGCCGCAGCTACCCCGACCTGGTGGGAGCGGTACGCAGCAGGCTGCGGCAGCTTGGCAAGCCATTCGTCATCGAGAATGTCGAGGGGGCGCCGCTGGAGCGCGGCTCTGTCCTGCTGTGCGGCACCATGTTCGGCTTGCGCGTGCGCCGCCATCGCGTCTTCGAGCTGTGGCCGCCGCGGCTGATCCTGGCGCCCCCGTGCGCATGCCGCAACGGAGTCGTGAGTGGTCGGCTCGTAGGCCACCGAGTGGCCGGACGACTTCGGGCGGGGCGCCGGATGCCGCCGCGAGCGACGGAGGCGCAGCGGCGAGAGGCCATCGGGGTGCCGTGGATGACTGCGCGGGAGGCCCGGCAGGCGATCCCGCCCGCCTACACGGAGTTCATCGGCCGGCACCTGATGGATCATGTCCTGACACCGGAGGACTTGCAGAAGTGACCAGCAAGCCGAAGCTGCTGACGGCCCCCTTCCCGTACTTCGGCGGCAAGTCGCGCGTGGCCGCGGTGATTTGGGATCGCCTGGGGGACCCGGACAACTACATCGAGCCGTTCGCCGGCTCACTGGCCGTATTGCTCCGGCGACCGAGCGCCCCGCGGACCGAGACAGCCAATGACCTGGACTGCATGGTCGCCAATTTCTGGCGGGCCGTGGCGCGCGACCCGGAGGCCGTGGCTGCATGGGCGGACTGGCCGATCAACGAGGCCGATCTGCACGCGCGGCATTGCTGGCTGGTGCACAGTGCCGAGACGGCGGCCTTCCGCGAGCGCGTGCAGACCGACCCGGACTATCACGACGCGAAGATTGCCGGCTGGTGGTGCTGGGGCCTGGGCTGCTGGATCGGCCGCGGCTGGTGTGCGGAGCGGGCCGGCCGGCCGCCGCGAAAGCTGCCGGGCATTGGGGTGCCGAGCGGCAAGGGAGTGTGCCGCCGGCGGCCGCACCTGGCCGCCGGCGCGCGAGGCGTCCATGCTCGGGGAGGGGCGGCGGACGACTGCGCCGCCCATCGGACCTGGCTCATCGACTGGTTCCAGCGCCTGCGCGATCGGCTTCGATATGTGCGCGTTTGCTGTGGTAACTGGATGCGCGTGTGCGACAGTCCGGCCGTCACGACGGCGCACGGCACCACGGCGATCTTCCTGGACCCGCCATATCCCATTCGGCGGATGGACGGCACAGCAAGCCGCGCAGCGTGTTACGTCACGGACCTTGCCAGCGGCTGCAAGACGCCCGATCAGCTCCGCGACGAGGTGCTCTCCTACTGCCGCGCTCGCGGCGCCGATCCACTGCTGCGGATCTGCGTGGCCGGCTACGAGGGCGATGGGTACGAGGCGCTCGAGCGCGAGGGCTGGTCGGTCGTGGCCTGGGAGTCGCAGGGGGGATACAGCAACAAGACGGGGCGGAAAGGGGCCAACGCGGCGCGTGAGCGGCTGTGGTTCAGCCCGCACTGCGTGCGCGAGCGGACGCTGTTTGAGGACACTAGTGGTGGCGGCGGGTCTGCTCAGGTGAGTGCTGAGTGCTGACAGCCGCCAGCGGTCACACATAGCCCCCGGTTGGGCAGACTCTCCGCCCCCGCGAGTGGGCCGCGGCGCCACGAGGTAGCGGCAAGGGGGACGGGCCCGCCGCCCGCCGTCCAGGACGGCACGGCGAACTCCCGAACGGCCTTCACCGGCCGTTCGGGTTCTCCGCGCTCCGGGTAAGGTATCCGAAACACGGCCCGGGTGTCCCGTGAGGGGCTAGCGGCGACGTGACGGGGGACCTGGGAGAACGTCGTTAAGTAATCACCCCCAGGCGGACGCCGGCTCCCTCCGGGATCAGGTATCCGCTGTACCGACCCTGCACGGGGTCGGTACGCGCCCACCGCTCGGGATAGGTATCGGGGCGGAGGGCCGCGGCCGTTCCCGACGCCGCCCTCGGCGTCGGCAATCGCACGCAGGCCCTTCCCGGCCCGACGCCGCGGCTGCATGGGCTGGCCGTGTGTGACCGCGAGTTGCCTCCCGTTCGCTGCGGCGTACACTTGGAGTGCCTTTGCTGGAGCTAGCATGATGAGCGCTGTGCATGGCTATGTCGAGCTGGCCATCGCGTGCAACGACTATCGCCACGGCGTCTGCGACGGCCTCTGCCGCGCGATCGCGCTGGCAGAGGGGATGTTGACCCTGGAGTCTCCCTATGACGATCGACACCTGCGCTTCGGGCTCGCCTGTGACGTGCGAGTGCGTGGGCGTCGGCATCTGGTGCTAGGCGCCCGCCGATGCTGGCCCATCATTGGGTCCAGGCGGTGGGTCGGCAATTGGTGCTGGAACGCTTACCTCATGTCGGCCGCCGACGCGGCCGACATGCTCAACTTCGTGGCATCCAAGGGATACCGCCCGACATCGGGCTGGGTGGATTTGTGCATGCCGATCGATCGGGGCGTGCCGCTCACGGCCGAGGTGCTGGCGCCAGCGATCCGACACGTCCGTCACTGGAGCTAATCGTGGAGTATCTGACGACCGCCGAGGTCGCCCGCGAGCTGGGAGTGACGGTACGGCGCGTCCAGGCGATGGTGAAGGCCGGGCGCCTCCCGGCCAGCCGGTTCGGCCGGTCGCTGATGATCCGGCGGGCCGACCTGAGCCGAGTCCGAGACCGGCGGCCCGGCAGGCCGGCACGGCCGCGCCGGAAAAATTCGGATTAGGTCGCAAGTCAATGCAATGGGAGGTCAGTGATGTTCACCAGCTGCTACGGACGACTGCGCCACGTCCCGGACCACCTGGAGCCGGTCGCCATCAGCCGGGGGGTGCCGCGCGGCTGGTCGGGGCGCCGCTACCTGCCACTCGCCCCGGGCAAGCGCTGCCACCGGCGGATGGTCGCCGAGTGGCTCAAGAAGACGATCGGCCTGGACGTGCCCGAGTGGCTGCCCGAGGGGGCGCCCGTCGCCCCGGCCATCAAGGCGCTCACCGTCT